CCCCCCCCCCCCCCCCCCCCCCCCCCCCCCCCCCCCCCCCCCCCCCCCCCCCCCCCCCCCCCCCCCCCCCCGCTCTCGCGGCGTCAGCAGGTGGGGTTTCTTTACTCGCTACGGATGGCGGCGTAGAACAATGTTCTTCCGAAAGCGATTCGCAATTAGTTTCTTCTTCTATATTTTGTTCTATATTCTTTTCTTTAGTAGTTACGGATTTTCCCGACTCGGGATTTTCCCGTGTCGGGATTTTCCCGTGTCGGAACGGGTCTTCAAGGTGGGGTTCATCGTAAACATAATACTCCCACCCGCCGGGGTTCGCTCCACCCCTCGACCTGCGCCACACATATTTGTTTTCAATAAGCTCGCTCATGCCAGCAACCGTCGAATCGTTTCCGTCAGTGCTGACTGTTTTGAGATGCGATACGAAAATCTCCCAATCTGGAGGCAGACTCAAAAGGAATCCAAGCATGCCCTTCGCCTTCCAAGATAGCTTGGAGTTCCAAAATATCTCGTTTGGGATTGTCGTGTAGTTCTTACTTCTTTTCTGTCTGAAGATTGTTTTGCTCATAAGATTCCATGATGTTTGGTGTGGCACTTATCGCAAACACAAGTAAGAGACTTCTTTCCTTCTTGTGTATGTTCCAATCCATGGAACTTATAGTTGCTGTGATGAACTCTTAAACTTTCGCTTGAGCTACACATCGCGCACTTATATTCAGCCTTCTTCCTAATTTTGCTGGCAATAATTCTCCAGTAAGGCGTCACTAGAAAATCCTCATAAGGCATTGATTTTATGTGTTCGCTTATTCTTTCATTGTCTGAATGAAAAATTATTCTATCAAATTCAGAATCAATTTGATGCCATTTAATTCCTTCCTTAAATTTTGCATTCGGCAATAGGTAATTATTGATTATTATATCTGTATATTTTGTTTTACTTTGATTATTGGTTGCAAAGAACTGCGATCGATCTTCTTCTTTTATTCTTTTTTTGTCATATAACTCTTTGTCTTTGCATGATTTGCATGTTGATGCCTTCAGCCAGTTATATTTGGCTGTGCCATTTTCTTTTTTCCTAATCTCTTCCATGTGAGATATTAGTTGAGTTTTTGTTATAGTCCTTTTCTCAATACCTTCACACCTGTCGCAAACAACCTCGCACGTAAACAATGACGGGAGTCCTTTATTTGTTCCAAACAGTTCTCGTATATCTCTATTTTCTGGAACCTTAATCGCTATGGCCTTTATCGTGTCTTTGTCCAATATTGCTCCATGTATTAGCGGCTTATTTCTCAGGACACGTATGTATCCCAAGCATTCTTCTATTAAGTTTGAATCCATATCTGGGTAGGGCGATCCCTGCGGTGGCGAACTAAAGCGGCAACTGACGCATGAGAGTGGTGAAAACCACAGCAGGGATCATATATGTTGTTTGTTAATTTAGTTTAGTTCCTTTTTCTTACTCGGCTCTCACCCCGAGGCGCGGTTCCCCGCACAGGTTCAAGGTAGCACTACTTCATTCCTCGTCAACTTTATTGTTCAACAATACTCCACGCTGCTCGTGCAGGAGTCCCTGAAGTTCGTTGTTTATCTTTAGCAACTTTGCGATGTTCTTCTGGAGGCGCAGCACCTCACTACGCTCTACCTCATACATCTCCACGAGGTCGCAGTAATCGCATTGTGCTTTGCCGGGGCGCACGGCTTGTAGGGGATAGCCGCAGTCGAGACAGGTTCCCGCCTCGCCGTCAAAGATTGTAGGGTTCTCGCTCATAGTTCTCCTTCTCTGGCGAGTTGCATGTATATATTGTGGAATGTCGCCATTAGTGACGATTTGTTCATACTAATGCTGGTCTGTTTAGTAGATCGTTTAGCCTGTCGCGCAGATCGTCGCGCTCGCGTTCGGTGTCCAACAATTTGCATTGAATCTGGACTAGTTCCGCATGCGGTCGGTGGTGCCATTTCATTTCTTCCTCTAGTTTTTCTATAGCCTCGTCGCGCTCGCGTTCAAGTTGGGCGAGGCGTTTGGCAATAGGTGAGTTTGTGGACTCAACCATTTCTGCAAATTCTGCGTCCGTCTCTGGTGTGTCGCTCATATCGTTACGGTGATTCGTTCGATCTTCGGTTTGTTGTCCGTGGTCAGCCACAGCATGAACTTGAACCACGCTAGGTCTGACAAGAAGCAGGCGATAGCTCCGAGAAGCAGGGCGATTGCGATAGCGATGTAGGTCTTCATAGTTCGACAGCGAATTCTTTCTCGGGGGTTTCAGCAACAATATCAACGAGGAGTTTCGCCGCTTCGGTTAGGTTTCTTTTGGCGATCTGCACGGAGTTGTAGCACTCCAGTAGATTGCCGATTTCCAGTTCTTCCATAGCAGTCCGTGCATAGACGGAAGCCATAGCGATTTTTGTGTGGGCGTCTGCGTTGTTCATGCGAGAGAGAAGTTGACAGATGAGTGCATATAGTGCAACCTCTTTTTCTGATGAATGCACAACTCAACACCGAAGTAACAGGAATGTGGGACTCCAGCACGATTGGCGCACCACAGCGAGACATGATTGATGAGCCTTGGCAGGACGAACCCGTGGTTCCCTACCACGTCCTTCTGCAAAACGAAATCGAAGCACTGCGCGACGAGGTGAAGAATCTCCGTTCGCAGTTATTGTTCCCCAATAGCGAGCCGAAGTTCCTTGGGTTCCCCGTCCGGCACTACGACGCTAGTGAAGAAGACTGCAAGCGCACCACCTACGAGTGCTTCATTCTCGGTCAGTGGAGAGAGGTAGTCACAACCGCACTCCGCTGGGGCAGCGAGGAGGCCGTCGAGTCTATTTGCAACATCCTTCGTCGGGAGGCGAAGAAGTGAAATGCCCAGCATGTCGCGCCAAGCTACAGGTGAAGGAATCCCGCAGGCTGAAGGACGAACACGGCAACCAATTCATTCGCCGTATCCGCTTCTGCAAGAACGAACACCAATGCGTAACGCACGAAATGCTTGCGATACGCTCCCCCATCCCAGACACTTATCGTCCTAAAAGGGAAAGGGCAGAATACCAAAGGCAATGGAGACGGCTCAATCCCCCGAAGGAGAAACAGAAGAAGGAGTCGGATTGGCTCGAAAAGATAAACGCAAAATTGGAGACTACCTCGCCCCAGACACGATCCTCGTTATCGTCGTCTGCATCATCTGTATCCTCTACCTTATCTTCTCGTGAAAGATAGAACCATTCCCCCGTGTCCGGCAGCAGGCGGTGGCGTCCACCTCTGGATCATGCAAGCAGGCTGGCAGTGCAGGCTCCAAGGAATGGATGCGCAAGAAGCCGTCCGCTACCTCCGAGCAGGCATGACCCGCTATCCGAACCCAAGGAACGAGGTAGAACACGCAGTAGAGAAAATATATGAAACGATTTTAGAGAATAATGGGCAGTATAATGCACAGTTCAAAGCCCCGAAATGGCCCGAGCAAGACCCTATCCAGATACGGGAGATCGCCGCTAGTAACCTTGGAGCGGTTGATCTGTGGGAAAGATCACCAATTCGCCTAGGAGATGACCTAGAGGAGCAGGCACAGCGAGTCCTGCCGAGGCTATTCCCGAACAATCCGTGGGTCTGCGCTGGAGATAAGTGCAAGTTCTTTACCGAGCGATTAGACCAGTTCCTGCAATCGGCTGGAGGGCTGGAACAGATCGTTCCTAGCCCGATGACAGCGAAGTATGGCAAGACCAAAGACGGCAAGCAAAGCCAGCATACCCTAGACGCTACAGGTGAAAGAAGATTCCTCGTCGTAGAGGGCGACAAGATCGACAAGGATATACAGGCGGCTATACTTCTGAAGCTCGCAGAGAAGATGCCACTAGCTCTGGTGGTAGACTCTGGTGGCAAGTCACTACACGGATGGTTCTATGTAGAGGGTCAGAATGAAGACAAGGTTCTCTCTTTCTTCCGTAGAGCGTGTGTTCTCGGGGCAGATCGAGGGCTTTGGACGCGCTCCCAGTTCGCTCGGATGCCGGGGGGCATGAGGTCAAACGGAAATAGGCAGAACATTCTGTATTGGAACCCAGAGGCTATAGCGTGATCGACTTGTATACATTTATGGGGATAGACGATAACGGAGACCACAGAATATATGTATCTCCGTTCAGGCTCAACCATTTGAGCGACATGCACGAGCGGGACGATGCGTTTCCGGCTGGAGTCAAAGGAGCCATCCCTGAAGAGAAGTGTGTTGAAGCACTCCACAAGATAAGAAAGTATTACGATGATAACGAGAAAGGTCGGACTAAAAAGAGGAAGGCCGCTTAAAGCTAGGAAGGGACTGAACCGAGTCAGCAAGAAGCACAGGGCTGAACTCGCGGTCTATTCGGGTAAACGGAAAGCTTATCTTTTAAGCAATCCATGTTGCGATATCTGCGGTGTTGAAGCAACCGACATTCACCACAAGGCTAGACGCGGAAAGAATCTGAACAACGTAGAGACGTGGATGCCAGTATGTCGCCAGTGTCATCAATACATCGAATCAAACGGCAAGTGGGCACGGGAACACGGCTACATAACACAGACTTGATATGACAATATTCGCAATAGACCCCGGCCCCGAGAAAAGCGCGTTCGTCCAGTTCGACGGGAAGATCATCGACTACGGGCACGTCCCTAACGCAGAGATGCGCCAGCTTCTAATTGGCAGGGAGTATGACCACGTAGCAATAGAGATGATCGCAAGCTACGGTATGGCGGTAGGAGCAAGTGTATTCAATACCTGTATGTGGGTAGGACGCTTCTGCGAAATCGCTAGGAAAGAGCCACAATTGTGCTACAGAAAAGACATTAAACTGCTTTTATGCGGCACGATGCGGTCAAAAGACAAAGACATCAGACAAGCTCTTCTCAAAAAACTAGGCGGGCAGGGAACCAAAAAACAACCCGGTGCAACCTACGGCATAACCTCGCATTGCTGGGCAGCGTTAGCCGTAGCAGTGTATGCAAAGTCAACTATTGACAACCAAACAGAACTTCAGTAACTTCTACATACAACGGTTATTGGTTTCCCGTTGTTTACTGTAGTGTTCATCACTTGGAGGCTCCTCGAAAGGGGAGCCTTCAAAGTTTCGGGCGATAGTAGACGCATGGCCTTTTCTTAGCGGCGATAAGAGTCTTGATCGTTCTTTTCTCGACCTTTCCCTCTTTAAACAATCGGCTCAGCTTCTTCTTGCCGATCTTGAATTTACTTTTAAGTCCGCCGTCTCGATACCATCCAGTCGATTCAATTTCCTTTTCTGTCTGGCCCGATGTTTCTTCAGCGAGCCTCTTCCACGCCTCGCTTACAGCGGCAATATCCAAGGATTGTTTGGTTTTCGTTCGCATAGGTTTACTGTTAGTTGGTTGTCTGTGTAGTAGCCGTAACCGAATCCTTGGCTCCAAGCCAAAGTAGCGCGGCGGGTTTTCGCGTAGTCTGCATCGAGCTTCATCAGTGTCCCGACGCAGTAAGCTGTTGAGGGGTTCAGTGTCCTGCCGGGTTCAACGCCTACCCTATGCAAGTGTCCCATGATACAGTTGCCATGTGACTCTGCATGATCGCGGATGGCTGATAGATTGAACATGAACCCGTGGATGAACTTGAACCCACCCAAAGAACAGTATGACCGAATGTCATACGGATACATCCTCGCCTTGAGGTTCTTCGCCACCTTCTCAAGCTCTTGTATAACAATAGTCGCAGCATGTGCAGCTAGCGCATTAGGGGAGTGCGCCAGCTTGAACAGGCGATCCTCGTGATTGCCGTAAAGGATATGCTGGGGGCGAAGTTCTTGGAGGAAGTCCACACCAGCAGCGAGATCGTCAGCAACACTCGCCGCTCTATCCGCCGAGTTCGGGTCGTTCATTGCCCCGCTACGAGCCGCCGCCATATCCACGAAGTCTCCTAAATGGATAGTGGTATCTGGTTTGAACCTGCCTTTAAATGCGAGAACTGCGTCCCGCGCCTCTGGGTCGATGTGATCGCCGTGTGAACATGACACAGCCATCCACTTCTTCCATTGTTTACCCACGTTGAACGGAGCGAACTTATCGCTACGCTTCTGGTTTTTTTTCATCTTGTTTTTCTATTACGGGACACGGGAATTCGTCCTGTGACCACATTGGGTTCCCTCTTTCATCAAGGAAGGGAAAGTGTCTCAAGCAAGAATAGGCTCTGTCTTTAAGTTCCTTCACGGTCTTAGGTCTGGTCGAGCTATGCAGAAGATCGCGCAAGAAGTTGCGAGTCTTGTAGAGTGCGTATTGTTGTTCGCTTCGAATACTCATACTGTTGATTTCTCCGTGTCTGGGGTGAACAACTGAAAGAAAAGATTTGTGGGGCCGAACCAAGAGAACCCGTTACCCCACGTAACGATTCCTGCTGTGGAAGATTCCACGACTTGTTGTGACTTACCGCAGCCTTGCTGGTCGCCACGGAATGTCCACCACGTTCCTTGTTTCGGTAGTTGGTTCATAATTCAAATGCTGTTTCTTTGCACAGGTATTGTTTCGGGAACACAGAGAGGAGTCGCATCACCGCATCTTCAGCACGGGCAATAGAGTCCTCGTCGTTGTCCGGCAGAACTGCGTGTAAGACTTCGTGGATCGCTGTGCCGAGTGCCTCGCTGCTGGGCTTGATGTAAATCGTGTTGTCCTCATACGAGCAAAGCCCCTCGTCATCATCGGCGATGTTGACCTCCGGTGCGTCGGACTTTCTAGGGGCACGGAAGAGCAGCTTCCACTTCTCTCCGTTTATTGTCAGCGTTCGCCTGACTACGTTTGGCATGTGAATAACTCTGAAGGAGGTTAAAAGAAATGTAAAGAATTTTTTACCACTTCACCCTTGAAGACCAATATGCCGCAGACATTGTGCCTTTAGAGATATTCTTTGAATGTCTCGCTTTAAATGACTCGCGGCGTTTACGATAGGCGGCAGACTCTCCTTCTTTTTTTGGGCTTCCGCTAACTCCCTGCTGCCCGAAGCGAATAACCTTCTTTTGGCTTCCGCTCTTTGCGTAAACAACGTGGCTTTTGGTAGGGTGGGACGGAGTGCGCTTCGGCTTGTTGTATCCCGAAAGACCAAGCCGCTTCATTGTCCCGTTAGATTTTTCTGTCGCCATAAGTAAGTGCCTCCTTGATGATTTGCTTTACGTGGTTAATCTGCCGCGCCTTCAGACATTTGGCAAGCACTTCCCGCAACCTAGCGATCTCCTTGCGGAGTTCCTCTTCAGTAGGCATAAGCAATCTTCATTATCCCGTAGACCGCGATCAGCGACGTGCAAATGGACATTAAGGCCAGCACGAATATTTTGTATTCATCTTCGTTCATATTGTTAAACAATAAAAGTCTTGGCAAAATCGTAGGCTTTGTTCCAGCGGTTGACCAGCCCCACCCAGAACTTGGCCCTCGCCCCTACAGGTGGGGCTACCTTGCGCTCATACGCCTCTCTAGCGCGTCGGAGGGAGGTAAGCAGGGCATCGGGCTTCTTCAGCGCCTCAAGCAGCGTAGCGCGGGTTTTAGGCCCAAAGTTGCCGTCATCTATTACACGCAAGGCAATCTGCAAAATACGTAAAGCTCCACGTGGCCCACGGTTGAATACAGAATCTCGCAAGAATGCCTCTATCGCAGGATGAGTTGTCCACTTCGTAACAATATCCGTATAAGCCAGTAGGTAGTCTACGATGTATTCCTCCGCAGCGGGGAACCTCTTCGCCTCCAGAAGTTCTTTAAGCCGTCTCGCCGCATCTGGGTGAAACCTGTCGTTGATTCCGGCGATCTCGTAAGTCCCTCCCCCGTCAGCAGCGGGTAGCTTGTAAACACGTAGGCTCCCGTTCTTGTCCCGCCTCGCCTCGACGGAAACGATGAACCGCGCCATCTCCAGCCTCTGTGCCAAGGTGGATCGCATTAGAAGTCGGCGTTACCTCTGATCTCGCCTTTCAGCGGGAAGACAGACATACTGAAAAACAAACTGTCCAGCAGACGCACAATAAACGAACGGCGATCTTCAATAGGATGAACCTCAATCGGGTTATCATACCACACGTGAGACGGATACGGTATTTGCGAATAGCAAATGTTCGCACAGATGAGCAGCAGGAACACGCCGAATACCTTCTTGCGGACTGGTTTCGCTCTGCGAACCTCTGCCTTAGGATTGAACTTGCCTCCGGGTGTCGTTCGCTTGATCTGCTTCCTAGCTTTAACCCGCCCGTAGATCGCAAGCGATGCGCCTGCAAAGTCCATCACGAGCGTAACGATCTCGGTCAACTCCTCGTTAACAATATCGACCTTGAGATACTTAAGAAGCTGGGCAAGAAGCAGGACGATAACACCGATAATCGTCCGAGATTGCCACCAAGCTTTCGTCTCTTCGCTCATTGTTTGATCCGCTGCACAGCCAACTCGATTGCAAGGTTGATAACAGAGTTCGCGGCTTCGATCCCGCGTTGTTTGGCGGCTGTCTCGATACGAACAAACGCAGCCTTGCGCTTCTCCTCGTTCGTCTTGTTGCTCGTCAGCAAAGAGGAGACAACTTCAAGAGCGATAGGAAGAATGTCCGCAAGCAGCTTAGACGTGCTGTCCCGCAGAATAGGAACGATAAAGGTAAGAACCGTCTTGGATGCCCCTGTAAGAAGGGCGAGTAACTTAGTTAGTATGTTTTTCATTTCTCTTCTCTTTCTCGATGTGTCGTTTTTCCAGCATAATAAAGATGGAAACAATCGCGGCAATCGTTCCGAATGCAAGCGACGAGACGCGGAGCCACGCCTCAAGATGAGGGAGGAAGCTGATAGCGAATGCGAGAAGAGATGTCATACTTCCAAGAACTCCGTGGGTTTGGGATTGAATCGGTGTATCAATATTCATATCCACTTATCTATATTGTTAAGAATAGGTCGCTGTCAATCTATCATCCCACTCTACGTTAGTCGCAGTAGTGGTAGTTACGTTGCCGCCAGAGTCAACTACGTTGCGGTAGATTGTCCACACAGGAGAGGATTCGGAGGAGCCTAAAGGAGCCAGACCGATGTAAGATGTATCTGTAACAAAATCAGAGCGAATCTCTTGAGACAGTTCAATCGTTCCGTCTTTGTTAGGGATAGTAAGAGTTCTAACAGTAGCGGTAGATACCCCCGAGACGTCGAACTGAACTTCTCGCGTAGAATCTGCATCGTGATAAATAGTAAAGTTCGCGTCCGAGAATACGTCGGGGAATGTCCCTGCGTATGTCCAGTCGGTCAAAGCTCCCGCATTACTCAAGCGAACGTATATACCCGCCGGATGCCTGCCGATAAACCAAGTGCCGGATGCCTCACGAACTAAGTAAGCCGAGTTGACTGCGGGAGTTCCGACAGTAATAGGCAGATCGGCGTAGTATTGCACTTCGCCGTCGATGTAGGAAGACCCGCCTCCTCCACCGGAGAAGTCCAGCTTTCCAGTAAATGGATTAAATACCCACATTAGCTGATATTAGAAAGACGGTCATTATCCGCCACCGCACCACCCACGTAAGTTAAAGTAAGAGTTTTTACGTTACTCCCGCCATTCTTGTAAAAGACTTGGTATATGTTATTTGTGGAACCGTAATAAGTAATGTCCACCTCGTCATACGGGGGGATTGGAAAAGACGATACCGAGCCTGCCGTCTGGTAGGTGTTCTCTGTGATTTTACGGAGCAGGTTGTTCTGTCCGTCGCCAAGTATCGGTAATGCTGCCATATCAAACTTTTAAGCCTTTAGTTATCGTTAAACAAGTAAATTCACTCTTGGAATACAGCGTAGTTTAGCTTCGCGTCTGTCATTGTCCAGCGCATCCACGCCCTCGCTATATCGTTCGGATCGTCAAAGTAAGCCCTGATCTGCACAGACTTCCAATGCGAATCCCACACCCAGAGTCTATTCTTCCCAGTAGGATACATATAAACACAGACAGCGTGACCCCACTTGTCGGTGTAAATAACAAGAACCTTTGCCTGAATACCGTTCGCTTTCAGCCCCTGCGTCATTACAATCGCCTCGGGGAGACAAGCGTTCTTATACTTGCCTACCCACGGAGGGGTATTCGCAGGAGGATTCGCCGTGCATCCCGCTACGAGCAACGCCAGCAGCAGGATGAAGACTCGCATTAGCTCAAGGCTGCGGCAAGCTGTGCGCCAGTCGTAGCAACCGTGCTGGAGTTCTTCAGGCGGGTTCCGATAGCACCACTCGTAGTAAGCGTGGATGTCTGCGTATCCCAAACTTCTGTAGCAGTAAGTGTTGAGACAGGAACTTCATTCGTGCCATCCCAAACTATGCTACCAGAACCGACGTTCGTAGAAGCAGCGATAAATGCAATTTCGTATGTTCCCGCAGAGCCAGTCATATTCCCGCTGTAGAAGCCAGAGGAACCAACCTCCGTAAGCGAGATGGCGGAACCTACTGAGGCTCCATTTTGAAAACGTTGAGCGGTAACTGTAAGCCCGCTTGTCGGAAGTGCGATGTTGAGTTCGTTTGCCATATTAGTAGTTAGTTAGCTGGTTCCCATTGACGCTCCACCCTATCGTCAAACCATACGACAACAGGATTCCATTCGCCTTCTTCGGGTTTATCAAGTTTAACGAGAGGAACGATAGTCGGCGTGACCCAATCTTCGGGTGTAGGATAAGGTGCAAGAGTATCAAGGCGGGGATTGCCCTCGTCATCCAGCACGATGCTGATCAGTTCCTTGGTTCCGTCTGCGAAGATTACTCCGTATGTTTTCATAGATTAAGTTCCCCTTGTGATTTCAACGGCATCCACCGAAGCAACCCAGCGCCATGTTTCGGAGGCGATGCCGGTGACCTCGATCTTAAGTGAATCATTTGTATCATCGGCTGTAAGCGAAATGCTTGTTCCAGCAGCGTTATCTGTTCCGATAGTCACTGGGGCGTAAACTTCCGTGGTTGTGCCAGTAACATTCTTCAAGCAATACTGGCGCAAGTAGTGTGCTACTGCGGAGCCGTCGCTCTTGACGCCAGAGATATTGATCGTGCAGGCGAAGATTTTATTGGATGGGATCGTGAGGCGAACTGTTCCCGCAATTCCTTGCAAAGACAATTCAACTGGTGAGTTGGTGGTAGTTTTGTTACTTAAAACAAATCGAGCGCGCTGAGCATCGCCTTTTGCTGCAAACTGCCTTCCAGAATGGGCTTGCATTGAATATCTATCAGCCAAACCTTGGCACCCACCAAGAATGGCTCCATATATGGCGGAAGTTTCGTTTTCATCTCCTGCGCCAATAAAAGAACGAGCATTTCCGCCGCCAGCTTTGTTGGTAGAACCAGCCGCAACAGCACTGTTGGTTTGTGCCTCATTAGATGCACCACCACCAACAAATCCTTGTTGTCCAGCCGTATTACTATTCCCACCAACAACGCTTCCGTCTGCGCCGCTGGCTGTATTATTTTGACCAGCGCCAATAAATGACCTTGCTCCAGAAGCAACTTGTGCCGCAGTTGATCGAACGGTTTGCCAATCCACGGCATTAGCTCCACGAGCGTTTCCGCCACTTGCCGCGCCGTTTGGCTTTTGGGCGAGCAGCGCCCCCGTGCCTTTCGGCGTGAGGACGAGGCTGGAGTTGGTTTGCCCGCTGTGTTGGTTGGTGATTGCGACATTGTTTTGAGTGCTTGTAGTTGCGTCATCTATAACAATGTCGCTGCCTTGTGCAGTATAGCCACCCGTGCTGTCTGCCCTAGGAATCGCATTATCAACCGTGCCGAGAGTTCCACCGATACCTGTGATGTTGCCTCCAGAAACCGTGATGCCTACGGGAGTCAATTGCTCCATCACGCCTGTTCCCGCAGTGCTGCGGCCTACGATACGGTTGGTGGCGATGCTAGTAGAAATGTCGGGTGTGGCCCCACCGGAGCTACTCAAAGGAGCGGTAGCAGAAACAGATGTTACACCACCCGATGCGTTAAGTGTGGTTCCTGAAAGAGAAAGCCCGGTTCCCAGCGTGATCTCTTCAATCGCACCAGTCCCCGCAGTTCCGCGTCCCAACAGTTTGTTGGTCGCCATGATTGTCTTGCCCGAGCTTGTTCCGATCATCGTTATGTATAAGTTAGCGTTTCTCTGTCAGACCAAGCACCTGTAGCACTCCCGTCTGAAACAACTTCTCCCGCAGAGTTTATTTCTGTTTTGTAAATTGTCCAGTCATTTGAATCTTCTGGATCGCTTTCTGGATAATCTTCCCAAGCAAGCCGTCCGATATAAAGTTCCAATCCGTCTGAACTGGTGGCGGATAAAAACAAATAAAGCGAAGTATCGCGTGGTCTAGCCAGCCTAAATACTTCGCCCGATTCGTCTTTGCTGTAGAGCCTGCGATCCGTTAGATTGATCGCAAGCTCCCCAGCGGTGAGGTCTTGCGCCTCGGGAACTCGTCCCGAGACGCTTGACCGTTTTAATTTGATCGTTGTAGGCACGATCCTTCTAACTTATATTAGAAGGTTCCGCCGTCAACTTCTCCCTCAAGAGCGGAGATGCGGGACTCGTGGTCCGCAACGTCGGTCTCAAGGCTGGTAGCACGTCCCTCAAGGGCGTCGATGTCGGACTCAGCCGTATCAACGCGACCGCTCAGGGTGCTAGCCGCAGACTCAATTGCAGTAATGTCGCTCTCAGCAGTATCAAGCCGACCGTCGAGTGACTCAACGTCACCTTCCAGATCGGTAGCACGGCCTTCCAGAGCGTCGATGTCACCTTCAGCAGTCGTAACGCGACCAGCAAGCGTGGTGGCGGCGGACTCGATAGCGGTGATGTCGGACTCGGCTGTGTCAACGCGACCAGCGAGGGTGGAGGCGGCTGTTTGGATGCTAACTACATCGCTTTCAATGTTTGTCAATCGACTGTCAGTTGAATCGTCCAATGAGCTTAAGCTGCTCTGAAGGGATGACACATCACCTTCAAGGGTGGTGGCACGACCTTCAACAGCGGTGGCGCGGGACTCAAGCGAGTCGATGTCACCTTCAGCCGTGGTGACACGTCCGCTCAGGGTAGAAGCAGCACCTTCAATCGCTGTAATGTCTCCCTCAATCGCTGAAAGGCTGTTCGCCACAGTCGAGGCGAAGTTAGCATCATCGTTAAGAGCGGCAGCGAGTTCGTTCAGGGTGTTGAGCGCAGCGGGAGCAGCGTCGATAACGTTGCTGATCGCGGTGTCAACATATCCCTTGTTGGCGGCGTCGGTAGAAGCAACAGGAGTTGCAACGTTCTCAACGACGAGTGAGCCAGCGTCAATACCACCCGAGAAGGTTTTCTTACCGGAGACGGTCTGAGCAGAGGATTTGTCAACGAACGTGCCCTTACCAGCGATGGCCTCAATCGAGGTGCCATTGCCGATGTAGAGTGTTTCGTTTACGAAGTTATGTGCCAATTCACCAGCAAGCAAAGAGGCAGGTGCGCCCGAAGCTCCGGTTAGACGGCGTTTAATGCGGATATTAGTAGCCATATTATTATTTCTTTCTGGTTGTTGTTTTGTTTGAAGCTAGGGTTACTTAGCCCCAGCCCTTCCTTGCGAAAGTGTCGCTGTTTTAAAACTCTCCCCCGTCGTTGTCAACACGCAAAGGAACATATTTATTTTGATCGCTATTCCACAGATAAGGAAGACCTTCTTCTTCTTCAAAATAGATGCGACCACGTTCTCCTGTTGCGGGGAAACTATCTTTTGTTTGATAAGTTACCACATCGTCAAAGTCTGTAGGCAAGCTATCTGCGACAAGCTTACCCTTCTCTTCGACCACTCGTCCGTTGTAGATTACTTTCATATTAAGGCGCGTCTGCGTTTACGATGTTGTTGTCTCCGTCTAGGCAGAAGCGGATGATGCCAGAGCCAGATGGGGTTGGGAATCCACCATTAATAACTTTTGAGGAAATAATTTGTCCTGACATTTCTCCTCCGGTTTCTCCAAATGAATCAAAATCTGCCAAACAATTAAAATAATAACCTGCCGCCGCATTTCCAAAACTTGCCGTCCCGCCCACGCATCCAAAAAATCTTCCGCTGGTTGTTAAATTATTTGAAAAACTTCCCTCTCCACCTTTGCAATTTTCAAATGTTTGCAAAGTTTTGTTATTTGCAACTTTGAAAGCCTGCGTTCCGACAGAAATTCCGCTAACCCTTACATCGTTAGCAGTTACGTTCAGCGTGTTATTGGAAACAATAACAGCGGGGTTTTGAAATTGTGCGCCTAGTCCTACGAGGTCTACATACTCTGCGTCTATCGCAAGTTCGGAGGAAAGTGAGTAAGTTCCGGGAATGATGAAAACTGTAATGCGATTGCTCGCTGATGGGCTTTTAGCTTTAGCCTCGGCGTATTTTGCAGCAAGGCTGTCGCCGGGTTGGACGAGAACATAATTATTACCACTCTCTTGTATCGCGGTAGCAAGTAGCCCAGAGCTTGCGTAAGTATTCTGCGCGATCTTGAACAGCAGATTGTGCTGTCCGTCACCTACTCGCGGTTGAGACTCGCCTGTGTTGGCGGCTATTTTCGCAAGGAGGTTGTTCTGTGAATCGTTAAGTTGTGGGAACTGTGCCATTTCAAGCAATTCCTGCGCGTTGACGTAGACGCTCTTGGAACGGCACTTCCTCTTCTACGGACTCTTCCTCTTCCATTTCACCCTCGGGCATCTCCTCTTCTTCCATTTCTTCCTCTTCTTCTTTAGCAAGAGGATACCCGTCGATTGAAACAAGGGTGAACTCTCCATCTCCGCAGTAACAAACTTTAGCGAGAACCTCTTTTTCCTCGCCTTCCTTCATATCGGAATAATCGAAACCCTCTGGAGCATCGAACTCGACGCCCTCTTTCTCGGGTTTGCCCATACCGATAATAACAGCCATTCCGCCTTTGCCTTCGTTTTTCATATTGTTCGATCTTTCTTTAGTTAAGGTGCGAGGAGGGATCGAACCTCCCCGCACCGTGAGCGTAGCTTACGCTACCAACTGCTTAGGAGCAGGACTGGTAGATCGTGGCTGGCGAGCAGCGGAGGTGCATGATAGCATAACCCCACTCAACACGCTTCGGCTGAGAACCCTGCATGAACAGAGCGTAGAAGTATCCGGTCAGGCCAAGGATGTTGTTCACGTTGTCCTTGTTGTTGATCCAGATGAACTCACCGCGATAGTTGACAGGATCGAACTTCAGTCCCGAACCGGGGCTGGTGATGACCTGAGCAACACGCGAAGTGAAGACGTGCGGGTTGTAGATAACGCTAACCTCGTAAGGAGCGGTGCGGTAAGCCGGATTGACAACCGCTTTGCTGCCCGTGGTGGCTGCGGCGTTCGCGTAGAACGGAACGCGGACAAACTGCCCGTTGACGAAGTTGTAACGAGGAGCTTGACGATCAACGATGTGAACGAAGCCAGAATAGGCGAACGAAGCGCCGAAGGGCTTGATCAACTCGTCAACCTGCGAGGAGAAGCGGAGGTCTTGACGGATGTCAGAGTTCTGCTTCTTGATGTAGTTCGACGTTTCAGGCGAGCAGATGAGCGCGTATTGCGGCTCACCGTCAACCATCGCGTAATGACCCTCGGCGGAATCACGAGCCAGATCAAGATAGAACTGGTCGAGCATGCCTTGGTCGAGAGCGAAGGTCGGGGCAACGGCAGGGAACGCCTGATCCGAACCGCTGACAGACATCGCAAGGGTGTCGTTCACGTCGGTAACAACCTTGTTGCCGCAGAGACGGATGAACTCGTCGCGGTAACGGTTGCTCCAGAACCACTGGCTGTTCTCTTTGAGAACCTTAACCTCACCAGCCAACTGCTCCTCGGCCTTCCACGCAGTGCGGAGGTCGTTGACGCAGAAGCCGGGGCTACGGATAGCCGACTGCTGGAGGTTGTAGCTCTTGAGGGTGCGAGCAAACTCAACGGTTTGCGGGGTCGGGTTACAGGAATTGCCTGTTCCGTCGTTGGTTCCGACGTCTTCCCAAGCTGTAGAACTGACGTTTCCGACAGTCGAACGCTCTTGGATAAGGGTCTGGATGGACTCACCCATTCCGGCAGGGAAGGTATCCTGCTTGATGAGGCGGTTCCACACATCGGTTCCGATAAGTTTCGCGGAGATCATTTCTCCGATACGACCAGCTTCTTGCTGGAGTTGCTGATTCACATCAGCGAGATTGTATTGTGACATTTGTTTATATTTCTAAATGATTGTTAATTGTAAGTCGCCCCTCCCGCATTTGCGGAAACGGCATTTTCTCTTATCTCCTCCGAGCCACTTGAGAAGCCCTTGCGGGTTTTTTAAGCTCACAATTAGTCTATACTATGTATGCGGAACACAGCCTCCGTGGAACCTTTTTCAACAGGTTATCCAACCCTGCATCGCAAGGGGTAATGTATTATTTAAAGTTATGCAAGGATTATTTACAAAAAAGAAAGGCGCACCATTTACGATGCGCCCTTCAATCAGATGACGACTTCTGAATTATGCAACCATTCGGGACACCATGTTTTTCACGAAGTCTTCCGTGTCAACTTTGGTGTAGTCTACAGGTTTGTTTGTATCTTGAGGAGTCCTCGGTGAGGAACCTCCAGCGGCGGGTGCGGCGCCTCCGCGCAACTTGACGTTCTCCTTACGGGTTGTTTCTAACTCGCTTTGGAGTGATGTGATGCGATCCACGAGATCGGGGAGAATAGCAGCCCCTGCGATTCCGTAAACCTTGAGGTCTTCGGGCCATTCGTCGTAGTTCATAATCTCCTGCTGGAGTTTGGCTACGTCTGGGCGCTTGTCTTCCGGCAGAAGGTTAAACACCTTTTCTCCGATCTTGGGGATGACCGTATTGATCGCAGTTTCGCGTTGAGCGATAAACTGTTTATACGCCTGTTCGCGTTCGGCTAGTTCGCGTTTCTGCGATAACTCAAACGCTTCTTTGCTGTTCTGCTCGATCTCTTGTTTGCGGTTGTGGATGGCAAGCATGTTGTCTGCAAGGGTGTAAATCTTTGTTTTGTCCCTTTCAGACCAATCGGCAAGCAACTCTTCCAAGGCTTTTGGGTTGCCGTTAATGTCGGCTTCCAAAGCATCAACAATATCCGAACCGTCTACGTTGTTTCGCTTGGCGTAGAAGTCCACGTCATCGAACAACTTGTTAAGAGGCTCCGTAACGTATTGCTTATACTCCTTGCTGGATTGAACTCGCGAGATGTAAAGCTCTCCGTCCAAAGCTTCGCGCTCTGCCTTGATCTCTTCGATCTGGGCCTTAAGCGTGTCGACTTCTTTTGAAGTAGACTCAAACTCCTCGCCGCGTTTTTTAAGTTCGGCAAGTTCCTTTTGAGCGGACTTCAAGTCTTTCTCTGCTTGCTTGAGTTCCTTCCAGCGAATCTTTGACTTTTCGTCGGTAGGCTGGGGTTCCTCGGATTCTGCGGCAACTGGCTCCTCTGTAGAAGGTTCTTCTACTTCTGGAGTGGATTCCACTTTTTGCCCCGTCTTTTCTGGAGCAGGTTCCGCCTTCGCCTCTTCTTTGATAGCGTATGAAGGAACGGGTGTGTTTGGATTCGGGGGACGCTCGGTTAGCGTGGACTCCGCGCTAAGATCATTCCTAGCAATGGAATCCAATGCTCCGCGTAGATTTGTAATTGCCTCGTTTGTAGAAGCTGGTGCCTCTTGTGCTTGTTCGGACATGTTGCCTTTCTATTGTTTACTTTTTGATGCCTGCACGGTGACGGGCGCCCCAAGCCTTGCCTTTGGTGGCAACGCTGGTTTTTTTGCCGATTGTTTTCTTCGCAGGTGCCATAGCGCCCATGCGACCACTTTCTTTTTGCATTGTTTTCATATCTTTACTCCGGTTGGTTGTTGATTTGTGAGAGCCTTTCAGCCTCGTTGATTTCGTCCACAGTGTATAACCCTGTAGAGAAAAGTCGTTCTCTTGCTTGCTTAATGTATTCCTGCTCAAGCCTGTTGTCTTTAAGTTGAGGACGCTTGGCAAGCGATTGCAACTTGTTGTGAAATTCGTTAGCTCCGATAGACTTGCCTGCCTCCAGCGATAGAACGTCACGCATATCCACGTCGCTGCGAACTGCTGGCTCTTTAGGAAACGATTCTTGTCGAACAATAACAAGTGCTTCCTTCATAACTGGATCGTCAAGCAATGCCTCAAGCCTGACTAGTTTCTCTGAGTTGAGTTGGAATAACTGCCTTGCGGTCATACGCGGATGCCCTGACGTTGTATTTTACTCGCAGCTTCCGCATCGCGGATTGCAAGTTTCTGGTTTGCTTCCTGTTGTTTCATAATCATCTTCTGCTGGTGTGACTGGTAATCCATCTCCAGCTTGGCTTGACGTTCGGCACGCTGTGCTTCGATCTTCGCAATAACGTCAGGCGAGATGCCTTGAGGGGTAGCCTCTACAGCCTGTCCTTGCGCCATAGCGGCCTGCTGCGCCTCCATCTCTTGAGCCTGCATCTTCTGAACCTTGAGCGTTCCGTTGTGCAGAATCTCGTCAGCCTGCTGAAGCATCTTGCGGAACATCGCAGATTCTTGACGAAGTAGCGGGTCTTGAGACATGCGCTCAACGTGTTGTGCCATGTGCTGGTTAAGATTGTTGATACCCGGCAGCACTCCAGCGATAGACATCGGATCAACCTCCAATGCGTCCTGTGTTTGAGTGACCAGTGGGTTAAGTGCTTCGGCGTGAACCTTGGCGTGGACAAGATCGTTCTGTCCGTCGAGGACGGTAATCTGCCCGCCCTGAACGAGGACGTTGTTCTCAACTTGAGCAAGCGATGCATCCCAAGTGGGCGTTTCGGTTTCGCCGGGGGCAACAGCGTAACGTGCTGCATTCTCGTAACCAGCAGTCTCCGAAGCGATGTCCCAGATAAGGTTCTTCTTGCCGAAGTCAGGCAGCGAACCAAAGATTGCCATCAACCTATCGTAAGCCAACATACGCGCAGCTTCAGACCCAGCACCGACTGGTTTGGTGATTCGCAGTCGATCTGTATCCAGCGCGTAAAATGCTTGGAGGTAGCGGTCTTTCGCACCAAATCCTTCCGATCCACGCATGAGCAAGCGTTTCTTGAGTTCGGAAATATATTGCCCTCCAGACTCGTTAGAGTCGTAGTCGCGGCGTTTCATCCGATTAATCATCTGGCGCATCAAGCTCTCCCAAGGATCGAAGAACAAGTTAAGCGCAGAGATGGACATCTTCGCAATGTTGCCAAGTTCAGCGCGAACTTGGGTAGCCGACTTCTCTACGCTCGTATTGATAAGCGATTCCGTATTGTATGACGAGGTTCGCTCGCGGAATAGCTGGGTAAACGCGTTAACGATTGGCAGTGTCCCGTTACTGACGTTGGGAACTATAGTATCCTTAATGACCTCAATACCCGGAGAAAGCAAATTATAGACTCCATTCGGGATGAACTGCATCTCTTGCAATGCAGACTCGTCTTTAGGTTGGAACGTAGGAGCCGAACCAAAAGACGCAATTTCTAGCAAAGAACAATACGCACGGTTCAGTGCGCCGTTAATTGCGAAGACGTCGTATCCCTGCCCGCGAACGCCGTGATAGTATCCGTTAGTTCCGACTCCGTAAGTAAATACAGTATAGGCTTGGTAGCTGTCTTCAAATCGCCCGATCTTTTTGTAAAGGAAGTTTTGCACTCCGTTGTCATCCACGATCATGTAATGACTCACCTTATCGTCAAACTCTTTAACCCAGATGTGGACAACGCGAATTGACTGCTGGTTTGCCGCTTGTGTGGTGAAATACAAGTCGTTGTTGCGAAGCTCGATCTCAAGTTTCTCCCAATCGTATTGTCGGAACTGGTAGTAATTGTTGTTGTTGTTGACGCACTGGATGATCGCTCGCTTGCATGCCTCTACGTTGAATCCGTTGATTGTGGCGACCTCTTCGTCTTTGATCAACTGATAAAGCTGTGTGGGACTGTAGAATCGCAGGCAGGCGGCAACGTCGATATTTTCCTGACCGATCTCCGTCTTACGGGGAATTTTGAAGTCGGACATGTCGGTTGACTTCCAACGCCAATCCCATTCGTCGTTGAAGAGAGCAACGCCAACTCCGTGTTTAATAAACGCATTGCAAAGTTTGAGATACGTCGGGAAGAAATTCCTCCAAGAGCGAATACAAGCAGTCACCTCTTGGGCAACAACCTGCTCAAGCTCGTCCCTTTCAGCCATCGGCCCGTAAGTAGTCGGGCAGCTAAAGAACGTTTGGGGCGCATTGATGATATCCGTGTATCCTGCAATCGCGGTGTCGAGAACCTGCTTGGCGAATCCCCAAGAGACGTTGACTCGGTATCCTTGTCCAGCGTTGATAAGCGCACGTTCGTCGTAAGGTCGCTCGTTGTCGTAAGCAGCGTCAATCTTGCTACGGTCAAAGGCGCTAACCGCATCCGCCCTGCGCAATGTCTCCCAAATCTCATAAGCTGATTTAGCGTCCTTAATGCGGGAAACTGGCGGCTTGCCCGTCTCCTGCGAAAGTGTTTGCAATACGTCACTCATTCTTCATCCTTTACTTTGCGATCCTTGAACATGCTGAAGAACGATTTTGGTTTTTGCTTAACCTCTTTCTTTTCCTCGGTTTCCTCAAACTCCTCGGCAATTCGTTCGGCATCTTCTACGGATACTTGTTTAGCTACTTTCATATCGTTGTTGTTATTGTCCAACAATAGGTTGATGAGACTTCCATCCTTGCAACCGTGAACGAGAACGGCGTCCTCGTGAATCGGATTGTTGAAATGAATGTCCCAAGCCAAGTTGGCAATCGAATCACATACAACATCGCACTTCTCTTTGCGATAGTTTTTTGTCCTCCAATTATTTTGAATGGATTTCGAATCGTTTAAGGACGGCACAGTATACCATTGGATGACCGATGACCAATGACGCGTTGTCGCGGAGAGTGAGGATAAAACTGGAGCGTGGCAGATTTCTGTCGAGTAGATGCCGACAGGAGCCATGCGGCTTCCAGCAGCGGATTCAGGAAGCAGTTCGCCGTTGCGTCCTTCGTAGTTTCGTTCTTTTGTTCCGAAGTAAAGTAATGGTTCACGCTTCTCCTTCACTGCTTTGGTTGTATCCGCATAATATTCTGCACTCAAAATATCCAGCCAGTTATCCGTAATCGGCGTAGTATCCAACTCAAACCACAAAAAGGCATCGAGTTCTTCGTCGTTACGTAGATGGTAGCAAGTCTGCTGGAAATAATGATTGCAAGCCATAGGCCAGCCGTAGTTGTTGTCTGGGATGATAAGTTTATCAACAGTATCGAACTTACCGCGAAGTTGCTCCACAGCAGCGTCTACATCCGTCTGAACGGAATGCGATCCAACAACGAGCAGGTCGTGGTCTGGCGTGTTTTCGTATTTGTCAAAGGCTGCGTAGAGGTTAGGCAGCAATTCGCGGTCTGATTGCGAGATAGGAATAACTAATTTCATATTAAAAAAGCATCGAAAAAGTCGCTTTAAAGCGTATGGGTGAGGACGGTCTTTTATCGTCCACAAACTCTTGGCAGTTTACTTTTCGCCAAACGCGGCGAGGCATAAAGAAGCCATACTCGTAAATACCGCGAGATATAATGATAACTTTAAAACCCGCACGATCCAACACGAACGGCGATCCTTGGAGTGAACGTTTAACAGCCAGAGCCAGAGGACTGTTAAGAGGATCGTGCTTAGTGCCGTTATCATAGTCGGAGGGATTTACTTGGATGTGGAAAGTAACATCCTCGCGTTTTGCGTCAATAAACTTTTCGGCCTGCGTTTTCTCCAGACCGAGAGCTTGAAGGAGCGTCATACCATTCCGGCTTCGCGCTTGGCTTTTTGGATTTCCTTCTTGAGCCAAGAAGTGAACGTGGTTCCCTTCATCATTAGCCAAGCCCGAAAGAACTTCCAATCGTCTGGATTCAGCTTGGCAACTGTCCTGTGTTTGCACTCTTTTTCGTTTGACATGGGGCATAGTTATACACTAATACACACCCGTTGCAACAATTTTTTTGAATGAATATAGACGGCGACCCAAGCACTCCTATTTACGGCGAGCCGATCAAAGGGAGAAAATACAAATACGGATTCAATTGGCGGCAGGGAACGCACGATCTCGCTATTGAACTAGCGATGTTCCGCGAGAAGATTACTCGCAGGATTCCAGAAGATACAGGAGGACATAAAACATCAGACCACTTCCTTGCGATTGCTAGGGCGCTTTGGCCCGAGAAGGAAGGCAAGGCAGCAGCCAACTTTATCTGGCACCCTTGGGCGACTCGCATGTTAGAGGCCTCTTGCAAGTATGACTACCTTGCGATTGCTGGCTCGGGCGGCTTCGGTAAGTCAGAATTTTATGCAATATGGGCTATTATCAACTATTTAGCCGATCCAGAGAACACGATTGTCCTCGCTACTTCTACTACAATCAAAGCATCAAAACAGCGTATCTGGGGTAAGATCGTCAAGTATTGGCAAATCTGCGAACAGCTTGGATTGCCGGGTAAGCTTGTAGATTCGCTTAATACGATTCGCTATGTGGATGGCAAGGGTAAGGCAAGCAAGGGCGATCTCGCTGGGATTACGCTGATACCGGGTGAAAAGAAGAAAGAGAAGGATGCCACTGGAAAAATGCAGGGTATCCACCAAAAGAACGTTATCTTTGTCGCGGACGAGCTTTCAGAACTATCCGAAGCGATTACTGAAGTAGCATTTTACAACTTGAGCAAAGGTTGTGAACGCTTTCAGTTTATCGGCATCTCCAACCCAGCATCTTACGTCGATGCGTTCGGAAAGTTCGCCAAGCCTAAAGCAGGATGGGATTCAATCTCTGTAGACGATGACGATTGGGAGACCGAGCGTGGGACATGCATCCATTTTGATACACTAAAGAACCCGAATATGATGAAGGGTAAGAAGGTATATTCGTGGATGGATGGGCCGGAAGACCTAGAGAAGGTTCCCGTATCAGAACGCAATACAGCCTCGTATTGGCGAATGTATCGCGGGTTCTGGTGCCCTGCTGGGGTTACAGATCAAATTTACAGCGAGGTAGAAATCATCAACGCCAAAGCTACAGACAAGGCGATCTGGCTGGATAACGAACTTGTTAAGGTCGCGTTCCTCGATCCTTCGTTTACCAATGGAGGAGACAGGGCGATTCTTTACTTCGGCACGGTTGGCAAACTAATAGAACCTTATGGATACAAGGGGCTACAATACGACGAATTCCTTAAATTCGCGGAAGATGTTACAGATCAGTCCTCCACCCGAACCGAGCAGATTGTTCGCTGGTTTAGAGACGAATGCATAAAGCGTGGAGTTCAGCCGAAGAACGCAGGATACGATAAGTCTGGCGCAGGCGGGCCGCTGGGAGACGTTATCTCAATCGCTTGGAGTAAAGATGTCTTTGGCCTTCAGTTCGGTGGAAAGGCATCAGAGAAACCAGTCTCAGCATACGACCAGACACCTGCGTATGAGCGGTATGTTAACTCGGTTAGCGAGATATGGTATTCACTTAAGGAATACATGCGAGCCGGACAGATTAAAGGTGTCTCAGGCGATATGATGCAAGAGATGTGTCAGCGCAAACTTGATAAGCACGGAGTTAAAGACTTGAACATGCGCATCAAAGTAATGCCTAAGTCTGAAATGAAGTTATCTTACGGCATGTCGCCGGATATTGCAGACGCAGGAATGGGACTTCTTGCGCTTTGCAGGGAGAGACTAGGCTTAGACAGCACCACCGTTACCAAGGCGATCAATCAGAACAACAGGGTTGAAAGCAAAGGCTGGAAAGAAGCGTTCAGCAAATTCCGCACGGTTTATCGCTGAAGTATTGTTAAACAATACCTTTACGCTTCGCTTCGTCTAATTCTTCCTGCGTCCACTGCTGGGCATACCACACGGGTTCGTCCCAAGGAATCGGCCTTTGTCTATCCACACCGAACGAGATTCGTCCGTAAGTGTTGGGAGATTGCTCCTCCAGCTTAACGAACTTGTCTTCTGGAAGCATGTCTTTATCGCTGGGAAGAAATAGATAATCGCGGATGAATTCAAGAATACACCAGTGTTTGATAAGGAATGTCGCTTGAGCGCAAGCCATCCAAGGTGCTGCGGTCATCTTTGCGCCGAATACCATGCCCTTATCTCCGCAATCTTCGTATAGTTTATTTGGAACATCGCCGTGCCAAATGCAGTCTGACTCTTTGAAGATTAGGTCTTTATTCGCCCCGTAGGCTATCAATGCCAGCGTCAGAACAGAATGTGACCACCCGCACAATCCATCTCGATTCTCCTTAATGCAGTCCCCTACATGACCCAAGTTATCGTTTAACAAGATCATGTTATCGCAATCAGCAGGAACTTTCGTGCAGACTACGTAATAATCTTTCGTGTATTTCTCGGTATTCTTCTTCCAAAGTTGAAAGAATTCGGAGTCCCAAGTGGAGCGGTAATGATAGCCGGAACCGACGATGTAGTTCATTTAAAATATGCGCAGACTGTTGGCTTTACCCATCTTGCTGTAGCAATCCCACGAAGCTTGTTTGTGTAAAACTCCTGCCTCTTAAACCCGTATTTCTTGAACACATCGTCCCAATATTCTTGAGGCTTGCAGTTAACGTGGTGATGCCCACCCTCAGACCACTGCGGTTCAGAATAGGTCAAAAATACAAGGTTCGCCGTTGAGAATAACCGCATGTAGTTGTCTTGGTATTTTTCCTCAACATGCTCAAGAAACTCGCAAGACCAAATGATGTCTGGTTTAAGCATACTTCCGATTGGTAGCGGGCCTTGTGTAAAGTCATGAATGAGTATGCGATCTTGGACAGGACTGTTGTCCAATGCTAGTTTACTTCCGTCTACACCGATTGCCTCTACACCGTGATCGAGAAACCATTTAACAGCATGCCCTTCTCCGCAACCGATATCCAGCATTGTTCGCGGTGTGAACTTCTTAACGATATCCATCCACACAACAGGGTCGAACGTATCTGGATCGCCACCAGTAATGAATCCACCAAGATGTCCGTCGCACACCAAACTCATTTGATCCCCTCCCCTGCAATGGATTCAACCCAATTCGCATGATCTCCGATAACTTTCCAATGCCCCTCAAGGTTGCATAAATTCCTATCCGGCGACATTCCAATTGCAACGTAGCGATAATCAAATCCGGCAGCATTGAGTGCAACGCTCAAAATTTCTTCAGACCACATTGTTTTATGTCCATGGTTGACCATAAGATTCCGTATTGCCGAATCCAGCGTGGCCTCGCCGAAGCCAGACGATCCGAGCCAATAAAGATATTCGTTATCTGCTTTAGCTGCAACGCGAGTAATAGACGGAACGCAGACTCGCAATACTCCACCTTTCTTCAAAATGCGATAGCACTCCGAAAAGAAGTTAAATACCTCTCTGCTATCTAAATGCTCTACAACATGTTCCGCAAAGATGCAATCTGTTGAATTGTCTGCAAATGGAAGTGATTTTGTTATGTCCACGTCCAAATCATAATTCTCCCACCCATCAAGCAGATTTCCACCACAGCCAAAGTTTAATTTCTTCATGGCTTTTGAAATGCAACCGCACCATTGATTAGGTCGGTAATCCAGATGGAATTTGCAGGAGAATAGTTTGCCTCAAACTTCTTGGTCATATCCATCAGATATCCATGCTGCTCGTGCGTAATATCATCAAACACAAGCCATCCCTTAGAATTAAGAAGCTGCCATCCGTCGATAAGATCGCGTTCGCCGCCTTCGTAGGAATGATCGCCGTCGATTGTCACCAAATCAAATGACACACATTCAGCGATAAGTTGTGGCAGAATGTCGTGAGAATTGCCATCTATGAACCTTGCTTCACCAGTATAGCCAAGCTTGTTCAACAAGTCTTTAATGTGGGCGTTACTGCCCCTTCCTGTGCCGCCATACTCTTTACCCCACATATCAACAAGCGTTAGGCTTTTGACTGTAGTGCATTCGTTAATAACCACCTCAAGGCTGGTCCCTTCGTTTACTCCAACCTCTAGGTATGATTCTGCTCCTCCGCATACGCGAGAGAGGGCTTCTCTGATTGCATATTGATGTTTGCTCATAGTTGTATAAATTCCCGTATCCACTCCGAGTATCCCATCGTTCCCTCGCATCCACGTCTTGCGTCGATAACAAGATGCTTTTCCACAAAGTTTCGCATGGAATCAACTCGTTGTTTTATTTCACTTTCTGTCATGTTTTGTAGATGTTTCACAATATCGTTCATGTTCGTGTTGTCCAAGTTGAATCTCGGGGAGAAATCCAACTCTTGACCGAACGGCATCGTCCAGTCATCGAGACGAACTGGTATCGCTCCTAGCAACATGGATTCAAATAGCCGCATAGAACTCGGGCCGTTCCCTCTGGGACAAAGCGAGAATACGGAATCTTTAAGTTCGTTCGCATACGCTTCGGCTAGTTGAGGTCTGCGCTCTGCTGGTGTTTTCCACCAATCAATCCACGTCAGCCGAATGCCGTCCACCTGCATTCTGTGGCGGTTGTGCCAAGTCTGTCTGTGTCCTCGAAAGCTGATCTTTGTATTGCGTTTGCGGTTATCGAAATCTCCGCGCAAGTAGTTTGGGATGAACCTATCGTATTCGTAAGGAATGTTGAACCCGCAATTCGTTCCGAAGATGTATCCGTAGGGGACAAACGCTGGAGCTTGGTCGCCCGTGATGATAGCGATAACTCGCTTGTTCAGATTGCTGATCCTGCCCAAGTCTTCCGTAACCTCGTGGCTATCTCCTACTGTGTGATACCAAATGAAATCCGCCTCACTCAAGTTCTGGACGACCTCGATATTCGGGTTGTTGCCCATGAACCCTTTGTAGCCAAAGTGGTGTATAGATGTATGTAGATGTGGAAGTGTAATCTTCACCACCAATTCCTCCCGTTCGCAGCCAGCCAAGCCGAAGCTAGTCGCTTGTTGTATTCGTTGCCTGCACATCCCCGATTCTGCAACCAATGGCTCTCGTGCATCTCGTGGTAGATCGCGTTGTGCAGCTCGATTCCGCCCGTCATGCGAACCAAGTCCCGCATAATCATATCCCACGCCTCTCTGCCGAGCAACATGTCGGGAAACAGACCCTTCCTCTTGACCCACCATTCCTTCGTAAAGGCAAACAGATCAGCGCCGGGATACTTCCTCCCAGCAGCGCACTCCACCTCGTTTAACGCCAGCCTGTCGATTCTACGGAAGTCGTTGCGCTGTGCGTAGCAAGAACCGAAGTTATAGCAGGCGTCAAGTATCTCTCCCGTAATGCCCGGAGTTAGATTGATGTCCGCGTTCAGAATGCAGATGATGTCGTTGGCATTCGCTTTTGCGTTCGTTTGGTCGAGCATGTCGTGGATGAACGGAACGGGTGCGTCGTTTATACAAGTCGCGTCTCTGGTCGAAGTGAAGTCCACTTCCTTCCATTTTCCTCCAGAAAGCCAATTCTCTTGCAAAATACTACGATCCGCTGTGTCGTATCTCCTTTGCGTTTCCGCGTCGTTCTGCGCCTTCCTAGAGCGAACAAACCATATCTCGGGAGGGATTCGCTTGTCGGATACCGCACTAGCGATGTCATCAATCTTTTTGACTACATCCGAGTAAGGAACCCGCAGATTGTGATGCGGTTTCCAGCTAGACTGATGCCACATCGTATTCTGGTCTGTCACCAAAGCGATTGTGTTGATCCCCGATGCTGATGCCAAGTGGAGTGGAGCCGAGTCGATTGCGATAAGCGAATCCGCCTCGTCGTATAGCCCCAGCAAATCGTAGAGTCTCGCAGACCGGATGCCAGATATGTTGATGAAATTGTATTCGGGCAGGGCTTTGAACAGCCCTTTCATCAGTTCCTCGCCCCAGAAGAAGGGAGAAGAATGCCCATCCATTGCCAAAAGCACGTTCTTCTTGTTAAAAGAAATGTATTGTTTTTTCAACACGTCTTCCCGAATTTGATCTCTATTGTCGAACAATAACCGTTTGGAATGCGGAGAGATAGGTATTCGCGAGTTGACCCAAATATCTCTGTCGAACGACCATCCCTTCTGGTCGATACGCATATCTTCTGCGCACACAGCACAGTTGATTACGCACGACTCTGGGAAACTCCTCGTTGCCCAGTTAGTTGCATGAGCGGGGAGCCTGAAGTCCTTCTCAAAGACAATCGGTTCTACGTAGGTGCAGCCGTCCAGCAACGGAGCGAATTCTTTTGAAACAACGAGCTTCTGTTTTGTCCCAAGTCTTTCGTATTCAGACTGAATCGCGGGGAGTAAACAAAGAATATCTCCCGCCCTGCCGAGCATGACGTGCAGGCTTTTGTCCGAAAAATGTATATCTTTTTCCGACAAAAACCCTGTCAGGTGATTCTGTCTCGGGATGTGCGGCATGGTTTCTCTGATGATGTCGTGCATAATTTCATCCTTCTTGCGCTGGTCGCCAGCACTCTTCGCCCACATGGCTAGCTGACGGATGCAATAGCTCTTTTGCATCTTGCCGTTGATCGTGTAGCGCCAATCTCCGGGCGGGGTCGTATTGATGTCGATCCCGAATTTCTCAACGCTCACAACCCCTCCCGCTTCCAGCAGTGCGTAATTTGCCTAAAGTCGTTTTTGAGTTCATCATTTAGCCCGTTGTGTTGCACGTCGAGGGGAACGTGAACAGCGGACTTTAGCTCACAGGAGCATACAAGGCAAGCACCGAGAGCATAATCGTTCTTGGTTTTTCTGTCGCCTAGAACTCCGTGAATAAGCTTCATCACTCCTCCCATACACGCACCGCAGGAGAATTGGAGCGTAACGTTGTTCGGGCATCCCGCACAGATGTTCGCCCTGCGCTCTGCTTCCTCTTGCGAGACGAATGCAGCCCTGCCGTTCAAGACCTGCATCGCCCACGACTTGATCATATTCAAGAACGACAGCACAGCCTGCAACGAAAGCTTCCGGCGAACCACCTTGTCCAGCGAGACGGGATTGCAGAGCTTTCCCCACCCATTCTGGATGCACATCTCCGAGATTAACTCGTCCTCCCAGTCTCCCGTCAGAACGATATTGTTTGCCAAGCAATGATTCACATACGCTTTGATGAATGCTCGGTAATCATAATGTTTGAGAAGCAGTCCTGTAATAGGATGCTTGTAGCGCCACTCACCGGGGGGACACGTGGCCTTGTCCGTGTAGCGATATTGAACCATTACTTGTAAAGGTTCTGTAATCTCTTCTCTGCCTTCTCGCGTTCTTTGCCCTGCTCGATCACGTCTTTGTTCATCTGCCTAATCATCCTCGCAACGTCCGTGTCGTTCAAGCGCATTGTGTATAAAAGTTCGCTAACCCCAGCAACGAACATTACCCTGCGCTCTTCAGGGGTCAACGTATCGGCAAGCTCTTGGCTGGACAATTCTTTAACCCGATCCGAAAGTTCTGCAAATTGCCCGGGCATGATTTCCAGCATACCAAGATTTACTCCCGATCCTTTGCCAGTATAACGATACAAGAAAGCGCGGTCTTTCATGTATTTATCAAACGGCATTACCTCGCCGCTATCATCCAGCGCATTTTCGTTTTCGATCTGCGATTCGATGATGTATTGCATGTAGTTGATTGAATCAATCGCTTTGCTTTCAAAAATCTCAGGGAAACCGCCCAAAACAATATTGGAAAACAATTCTGTCCTGAACTTGCGCCAGATCAAATTTGCTTCTTCTTTCTGCTTTTCTTCGTCGGGTTCGTCCATATCTACTCCTAGGAGCGCGTAGATAGTAGAAGCACCGAGTCCGTAAACAGCAGGCAGAAGGAATCTGCGAGCTGCATTGAATGTAATCATTCCAGCAATTGTTCCGCTAAGCCCCTTTGCCGCAGCTTTCCTTTGATCTGAATCGCCAAAGATTGCATCTCGCGCATCCGAAAACATGCGAAGTCTTTCTTGAAGAACGAACGAATAGAATGGCATGAAGATCGCTTTGAATAGATTGGCGTATCCATTGTTACCCCTCTGCGATAGTTCTGCCATCCTTGTCGGGTCTGAAGAGCCTTGATACATGTCGATCATTTGTTCGGCATACATCGCAGCCTCAAGGCGAATCGGGTCGCTTTCAGCATTTAGTCTCGATTCGTTCTCCCATCCAGTAAACTCAACACCTTTGTCTTGAAGATACTTTCTGTAATAAGAAAGCCATCCAGAGCCAGCCGCCAAGAAGTCAGACTTTTTGAGTGCGTATAACCAAACATTGTTAAGGCGCTCTACAGCATCAGATACAACTACCCATCTTCCGTCCTCGACAAATCTTTCAATCTTGCCGTAATTTCCTTCTGTTTGGTTAATCCACTTGGTTCCACCAGCAATCTCGCCACGCTCTCCGATGGAGTATTGCCGCAGTAAACTCATGGCACCTTCGCTTGATAAGTCTCTCGTGCTTTCGGCAATCAACGCAGGGTCGCCTACATTTGCCAACGTCGTAGCCATTTGCGAAGGATATTGCTTAAAGAATTGTCCGTATCCGCCGAGTGCAAGGCCGATGCCAAACCTGCGCGTAACGTTTGCAATCGTGTTGGCAATCGCGCTACCTCCATCTCCGTCGTATGTTCTTGCTAGTGCGTTTGAAAGAACAGCGAGCCGCCTGTTAAGGAAATCAAGGTTCTCTGCGCCGCCAACAGCCTTCTCTGCATCTGGAGAGTCGAGGAACGCGATAATCTGTTGCCAAGCCGCGTTTGTATTCGCTTTGGAGATTTGATCTGAAAGCGAGTTGAGAACGTTTTTCGTAAGGTTGTAATCAATTACAGAATCTTTAGGAAGAACTGTAACCTTCTTGCGCTTAATTGAGTTCGCCGCTTGCTTTGGCTTGGAAACATCTTTTCCTGTTGTAATAACAACCTTGTCTGGTGGTTTTACCTTTGAACCGACCTGCCTATACCGAATTGGCAGGTAGTTCGGATTGTTGTAATTGTCGGTTTGATTATTAAACAATTCGTCATGTTCCTTTAACATCGGCTTATATTCTGGAAGAACCTGATCTTTTAAGAATATAAGTGCCTCGTAGTTCGCAATGTGTGTTCTCTTTAGGTTTTCAAGAATACCCTGCACACTATCGGCATATACCTCATCCAATGCCTTTTTAATAAACGGAACGCTTTCTCTATCAGACCTTGATGGCGAGCGTTCTTTAACTGCTATATCCTCTTCGATAAGTTTTCTAATTCGCTGAATCCCTTCAGCCTCAGTCTCGTCTGGATCAATCTGAATAAGATTTCCAGCTACCCCCATAGAGAACATTCCTTGTTTGTCGGAAATCTTTTGTTTTGTTTCGTCTTCAATCTGTAAATACCTTTCGCGTATACCGTCAGATATTTCGGCGTTGATTTTATTTGCCCTTGCTGTCCCTTTAGAAAGCCTTGCCATTCCCATTTGAACAAGAAGACGCGGCGCTCCATTTTTGCCAGCAATATTGCGAAATGTGTCCGCAACAGACTGAACGCTAAGATTCAATGCACGACCAGTTCTTTCTCCAAGGAACGAGTTTAGGAAATTAAACATCGCCTCATTGCGTTTGATTTGGTTTGGGTCGTTTGCAGCTTCCGCCGCTCCCATTTGCCCCTTGGCTGTCGCTGAAAACTTCTGCGCTCCGAAAAAGTAATTGTTAACAAGAATCGAGTTTGCCGCCCGAATAAACTCCTTACGCGCACCTACGTCCAACTGCGACAAATTAAGTCGCTTCATATCGTCAAGTATCTCTGTCGTATCGTCTGTCGGGTTTGGATTTTTGTAGTTTACCAAAGCGATCTGAGCTTCTTCAGAAATCTTGTTGATCGCAGCTTCAAGTGCCTCTGCTCGCTTTACTCGGCGTTCATCACGAGCATCTTGCTTGCGGGCCTCGATCATGCTGGTGAATTCCTCTTCGGACATATCCAGCAAATCAACAGCCTCGTCTTCGGTGATACCTTCTCTTCCTAGCTCTTGAGACAATGCACGGAGATACAGTTGGCGCTCCGCTTCTTGGCGAGTAGCGTCTATCTCTGTATAAAGATCGTTGAGATAGCTCTGCATTTCTGCGTCTGGAATAACAACATAATCCTCCGCAGTCACAGGTCCATAGCCCTTCATATACTCGGTTAGAACTGCCGCAAACTCACCGGGGTTGTTTATCTCCCTAGGGTTGATTCCAGCGAACTCTTTCAGAACGTCTTTTACTGGTGCTGGGATATCTTTCTGTTTTGCTAGATTCTTTGCAGAGCTAATGGCTTTCTTCGCATCCGACACGTCCCTGTCGTAATTCGCGTTGTCGATTACCTTGTTCGCGTAGTTCAAGAACGAGAGGATGGACGCGTCGTTGTCGAAACGGACTTGCATCGCCTTGTTGACGATAGCGCGAAGCTGCGGGGCTTTTACCCTACCGCGAATTGTTTCCTCGCGGAGTTGGGCTGTCAGGTCTTTTACGAACTCCTTCTGCTGCGCGGCATCCAGCCTGCGCTTCTTCGCCCCGAGTTTGAGTTGATCCTTCAACGCGGTCTTCTCGTTTATCGTTAACAAGTCACGCTTGCGCTTCACTCCAGTTGTCGCCTCGATCAATCGCTGGATTGTTGTTGGGCGTGGTTTCTTTTGCGGAGCCTCTGCGGCGGGTTCTACTGTAGGCTCGGCTTCTACTGCCGCCTCTGGTTCAGCCGCCATCCTAAATATTCCTGCATCCATCTCGCGGATGATTCGCTCTCCGCTCTGGAAGCGTTTAATCGCTGAAGAGAGGACTGCCTGCGCTCCTCGGTCTGTCAGCCTGAACTTGGTTCCGACCAGCCTGTTCAGCACAGCCTTTACGGCATTTACAAATCGCTCCCACTTCGGGGCGATCCTATTCTCTGCGATCAGCGTCCCGAATGCGCGGACTTGGTTCTCCTCCATCTGCACGGACTGAGACTCTTCCGAGTAGTGGCGGCGAATAATATCGTCTGCCTGCGCCTGTTGCTCTGGTGACAACGCGTTCCAAAACTCTTTAAACGCAGCCTGCACTTCAGGATCGCCGTAGACGAAGTGACCGAGTTCGTGCGCGATATTGTCTGCGATGTTGTCTTCTTTGGAGAGATACGCTTGGTTGAGGATAATCTGACCAGTCTCTAGGTTGTATCCCGCCTTGAAGCGATAGTCTGGGTCTGTGCTATCGTTAACAATTGTGAGGTTCGCCGGGGCTTTTCCGCCGAAGAACTTCTTCGCCGCTACCAAGATTTGCTCGTATGTGTAGCGATTGCTTTCTTGAACTGGGCTTGGCTCAACCGCCATGTATCTTTGGTCTGGCCCGATTATTCCAGTTGGGCGGGCTTCCGTTTTGGGATTCTTAACAAATACGCGAGAGCCAACCATTATTGCCTCATCGCCACCGACAACCGTCCTCTTACTTCTTACATCAATAAATTGGCTTGATCGTATCGGATTATAGCCAACCTCCGTCCACACATTCGGATCGTTAATGTCGGCAGGGAGTTCAGCGATTGGCTCGTAGTTGCCCTTGACTGTAGCTAGTCGGAACTTGCCAGCACCCATTGCAATGGTTAGCGCCCCGCCTTCTCGCATGTTGCGAGTCATAAATCTTGGATTTGTAACTTTAGCTATGCCAGTAAATGCAACAACGTCTCCAATTTTTTTAGAATCATCGGCAACTGGAAGATGTGCCGTAATTGCATATACCGTGTCGCCTGCCTCTGTTGATTTGTTATAAGTTGGAATGTCTATTCTAAATTCATACTCGGAACCTTCTTGGAGGCGAGAATTCCCATTTTTGTCAAGCAATCCAACCTGATCAATTTTATTGCTCTGAATGTATTGTTTTATTTTTGCATCTGTCGGAATTGGGTCTGGCCCTTTGGCAACGAATGGGTCAAGCGCGCCTACCAAATTAGCATACTCATCAACAGTAATCTCCTTGTTCTTCATCCTTACCGCAGCGACAGCTAGTTGCGGGTTCCTAGCCATAACCCTGTTTGAAGATGCTTTATCAAATGCCGCCTGCTCTTCTTGGGTTCGCGGTTTTATCGCTTGCGGCTGAATCGCCATTCTCCGCACTCCTTTCGCCTTTACGGGCTTTACGTCGTTCTTCTCTACGACCTGCACCTCTCCGGTTCGCTCGTTCTTTACGGAGTAATACTGCTCTCCTAGATCGCGCTCTGTTGCTGTCTGCGGGATGACTTTTTCTACTACGTAGGTCTGCGGGCTTTTGCCGAGCTTGATGCGGTTGCCTACTGCGATTCCCTCTGGTGCTGCTTCTGGTGCGGGTGGAGTTGTTACAGCGGGGGCGACGGGTGCGGGTGCTGGCGCAGGGGCCGCTTGTATCTCCGCGACTCGCTCTGCTGGGGTGAGGCGAGGAAGAGGAGCTTGCGCTCTAGATAAAATAGCCTCTCCGTCTTGATTTATGACGGGCTGGCCTTTGATAATATCGACAAGCCCCGCTGCGGATAGCGCGGAAATCTGTTCGCGTTTTGCCGTGTTTTCCGCTACAGAGCGCAAATTGTTTATTACTTGTGCATCGGCAGAAGTTATTGGTTCTGCTGCTACTGGCTGCGGGGCGGCTGCGGCTGGCTGGGCTGCTCGTTCTCTGCGCTCAAGCTCTTGGACGCCGGACTCAACTTCGCTAATAGTTTCTGGGAATGCGACAGCTTCGCCAGAAGGGCGAACCTCCCTGCGTAGCGAGGACTTGTATTGTTGGTATTTGGGGTTGCTTTCATAATTTGTGATGTCTTGGTCAATTAGCAGATATGGTTCAGCTAATGCTTGTTTTTGCTCTTCGGATATCGGAAGTCTGTCAATAACTCGCAGTGCTGTATCAATCTGTCGATTTGCCACCTCGATCTGCTCTGGGCTGATCTGCGTGTAAAACTCTGGTGTGCTTGAGATTTTGACAGACCTCTTTCCCTCTTTAACCAATTTAGATTCGCCAACGTCAAATATGTCGGCAATCGCGTTAAGTGTTGGAGAGTTTTCAATTTCAATTAACGCCTGCGGAATTTCAAAATCGTCCTCTGTTGCGGCGATTTCTTCTTCTGTTACCTGAGGCTTGGATTCGATAACCGACGCAACCTGTGGCAACGCAGGCTCGGCAGGAGCCTGTCTAGTCTGCCCTTTGCGAACCCACTCAACCCCTTCGATCTCGCTGATAGGTTGGTTGGGATTTACTGGAACTTCATACTTTTCAGCGGTGGCGAACGGCCTGAATACCGTCACCCCATCTTCAACAGATATTGCTCCGCGCATTCCGTTGAATACGAATGTGTCTTTGTCTCTGATTGATTCGGCTATGGTTCTTTGCGGAGCGGCAAGCTCTTCTGGAGCGGCAGGCGTAATGGGTGCGGCAGGTGCTGCTGGCTGCGTAACAGCCGCAACTGCGGGAGCTGCCTCTTCTACGGGTGGGACTGTAATCGGCGTGGGTGCTACCCCTGCACGGAACTCGGCAAGTGCGTCCAGCCCAGCTTGAGCGAATGCACGGGTATCCGCGTCTTCGCTTTCGAGTTCTTCGCGGAAGCCCCGCTCGGTCTGGGCGATAGACTCCGGCGACATTTTGGCGAAGGTTGTTTTGAACTCTTCTTTGGCGGGAACCTCGTATACCGTGGGCTTGGGTGCAAACTTCTCGCGCTCTTGCGCAAGTTCGGTTTCTGTCTGTTCGTTGGTCTGTTTCTCTTGCTGCAACGCATCCTTTGCTGAAGTAACCGTAACTGCCTGTGCAGTAAGGGGAGCGTTATTGTTTTCCAAGTTTGACGCAACCTTCGCGGCCTCTTGAAGTTGACGTTGTTTTCTACGCTCGGCAAATCCTTGTTGCACTTTACCGATTGCGATTTCCGCAGCACCCGGCCCGACCTCGCCAACGATTTCAGCAAACACATCCTTTGGTCTAATTTCTTCGCCAGCAGCAAGCGATCCAGCAACTTCACCACCGCCACCCAGAGCGGCTTGAATCGCTGTTTCTGCGGCGACTTCACGCACTGGCGTCTTAAACGCAGCCTTGGTGATTTTAGCCACCTTACCGCCGATACCAGCGGATAGTGCATCAAACGCAGCGACAGGAACGCCTCGCTTGAGTGCTTTGTCTTTTGCCTCGTCAACCAGCTTTTGGTTGGAAAAGAATTCGGTGATGCTGTCTGGATTGTTTATGTCCATTCCTGCATTCTGTAGTTCCTCAAGCATCTTGCCGCCGTATTCGGTAGCCAGCGAACCAGCAAATGTTCCTGCAATCTGACCACCCAAGAATCCAGCGGGTGCCCCAATTACTGTAGGTGCGCCAATAGCAGCGCCAACCGTTCCAGCGGCAAGACCAGTGCCCAATGCTGGAAGATTTCCAGAAAGACCCTCTGCGACGATATTTGTCGTAACCTCAAACGGATTGGTGACAAACGCCTTTACCGCATCCATTCCTTCGGCATCCTGATACGCCTTGTAGTCGGGCGATACCTCTCGTGCCTTTTTTTCAAATTCCAACTTAGAGATTTCTTTTGCTTCCTCTGGAGTTACGCCTCCGACTGTTTTGATCGCTTGTTGGGATGAGGCAAAAGCGTTCTGTGCCGCGTTGGCGATTCCTTCAAATACACCAACCTCTGGCTTTAGCTTCCTTTTGGAAAGTTGACCAAAATCAGCAAACTCTTCCTCGTCGCCATACTCTTTGGCTTTCTGATTATACCATCCTGTAAACCCAGAAGCGAACTCCTCGTCACGATACAGTCCTTGCTGCATGGCGCGGTCAACCGCAGTCCTGCTCCACTTGCCAAAGTAATCTTTCTTCTTTGCCGTGTCTAAAGACTGAAATTCAGGATCGGATTCTACTTCTTTCCAAGTCGGAAACCTCATAGCGGTCAACTATACAGCAATGGTTATTGTTTCCAAGAACTTTACTACTCCCCGATAAACGAGCGAAGTGCATTCAGCCCGCTACCCTGTGTGGACTGCGGTGTGGGCTGGGCAGACGGCATTGTCGGCATTGTTGGAGAGGGCATCGCTGGTGCTGCGCCGCCGAATCCTCCGCGAGGAGCGTTCTGCTGCTGGTAATCGAATATCATTCTGTTGAGTTGCTCAATTGCAAATGCTTTATCTGGCTCATTTTCTTGCAACTCGGCAAGGTCTTTTTTGCCTAAAAGCATATCTCTACGAACGATCATATCTTCGTAGTCCTTTGGAGATAGACCAACCGTTTCCGGCTGTTTTTGCCTTAGTTTATTTGATTGGAACATTTCATTCCTGCGAACAAGTGGATCAACAACCGTTTTTTGGAAATCTGGATTTTCGTAAGCAAGCGGGTTTTCAGACTGCAATGTGATGAGTTGGTTCAAAAAGTCATCGCTCGCTGGGTCTAATTGAGAAATAGCGGAGCGGGCTTCTGGTATCTGGCGATACATCTCGCGTGTTTGATTCACAAGAGAATCTTGAATCTGAAGATCGGCTTGACGCTTTGCTAGTTCTGCTTCACGAAGATTTAGCATAACGTCCTCTTCAGCCAACTCCTGCCTGACAACCCTTGGCGCTGTTGCACGGCGAATGTCTGCAAGGGGATACTTTTGCGACATTTCTTCGTAATCAAACCCAAGTCCACCAGTTCTGGAAAGACGCGACGTTCCACCTTCGATCAAACGCTCGGAAAGCGATCCGCCAAATTGTGGAATTGTTTGTCTTTGCGGTGGCATATTAAGACGCGTTTCTCCTTCTAAGGTTTTCTTCTTCTCGCCTTTGTTGTTCAGCGCGGAGTCTGTTTTCGATCAACTGCGCGTTTCTTGCGCGACCGGCCTCTGTTTGAAAAAACTTAACCCTTTCTTTTCTGTCTCTTGGAACATCTGCTGTATATGTTGAAATCATGTCTTCAATCGCAGCTTGCGCTCCGAAGTCCCTAGCTCTACGCGCCTCCCTTGCCGCTCGGTAAAGTGGTTTGATAGTTGCTGTGTATCTCTTTTCAATTTCTTCTGCCTCTTGTTGCTGCGCTTTTCCTGCAAGACGCTCGCGTGTTTGTTCTCGCGCTTTGAATACCTGCCTTTGAGTTTCAAGCTCTCTTTCGCCGCGTCGTTGCAATACTCCAGAAACACCAGTTTGAAGTTTTTTCTTTTGCTCATCGCTCATCCCGCGTGTTCCCTGTGCAAGCATTTGCTCAAGGCGAACAGCTTCAGCTTGAATTCTCGCTTGTGCTTTAAGCTCTGGAGTCGCTGCTGCATCGTATTCTTCAGCAGCCTGACGCATCCTGCTTACGCGGTCAGCGGCTTCCTTCTGTCTGGCAGCGTATAGCTGTGCCAAATCAGCTTTCCTTGTTTTTTCAGTCTGAAGCCCTTCTCGGTATGCCGCTTCTTTTTGAGCCACATCCTCCGCTGATTTTCCTTTGAAGCTAATTCCTGCAACAACACCCTCCTTGCCAGTTCCCTTTAAATAAGACTCGGCGGCTTCTTTTGTATCAAAAAGCTCATCACTTTCGGGTTCACCGCGAATTATAGCGCGATACATTCTGCGAGGAGCCGATTCTGCTGGCTTTTCCTTTTCAACAGCCCTTTGTGGCTCTTGTTTTGTGCGCGGCTTTGAGACGGTAATCGTAGGGACTTCCTCTTGTTCTGAAGCTTGAGTCCTATCAAACCTTGTAGGAAGATCATAATAAGGATACCTTCCAAGATCAATTGGTCTATTTGCAAGTCCAGCAGCGGCTTCCCCAGTTGCGGCAGCCACATTAACTGCCTGTGGATATACATTTAAAAGTGGCTCGGAAACATATTCCCTAAATGCATCTGTAATATATTCATCGGCAGACTTTGCTCTTCCAGCAAAAGAAGACGCCCCAGACCGAATGGCCCGCCCAGCAGATGACGCCTTGGAGGAAATAGATTCTCTAAATCGTTTTCCGGCTCTTCCTGCCTCTGTATATTCTTCTGCCATTTTCTTAGCTCCTTATTGTTGAACAATAATTCTTTCTACGCATTGCGACAAGACTAATCCACGGAGATGGCTACTATGCGTCCCCTTTGGAATGAAATGTTTGTTGTGCCAGAATGGTTTGCCACAAACAATGCGATCTCGTCGTTGTTCGCTAGGCTGACGATCCAATTCGTTACGAGCTTTGCGAAGTTGTTTGAACTTGTATTTGAGCGGCACTCTGTCTCTGGAATGGTTGTCCCGTTTTTAGCCAACCGGACACCGAGGAGTTGGTTATTTCCAGCGGATGCGTCCATGCTGGCAAATACTTTGACCACCCTTGTCTCTCCAGAGGTGTTCTTGATCGCAAAGGCATCCGTTGTTCCCAAGACAATCCCGCTTGCTGTGGACGAGTCTAGGGTCGCTGTAAGCCCCGTTGTCTTGTAAACATCCTGCGTGAGGCCGGAGATCGTCCCGCTGTCCATCTTGGATACCTGCCCACGGATTGAAGTAATAGCCCCCGTCTTGATAGAGCCTGCGTTGTTGTAGTCCACGAACACATCGTCTCCGCTTGCACGGAAGGCTACAGCACCGCGAGGGAGGGTTCCGACCGCTTCCGATCCTGCCGTAGCACCTCCGTCTGCCAGAGCCGTGGAACCGCTTGCAGTTGTAAGAGCCGCCATCCCTGTAGAGTCAGTGCGAATCGCCCCGTTTCTAGTAGACGGCCCAGACCAATACCCGAACTCGGATGTATTCGCTACGGTTGTTTTTGCAAAGTATCCGAACGCAGAAGAGCTTGCACCGCCGCCGTAACATCCGTATCCGAATGCGCTTGAGCGAGTGCCGTAGGCCCAGTTTTGAAAACCAAATGCAGAAGAATAAAAACTTGAAGATTTATTTTCGCAACCAAAAGCAGATGAATAGTTTCCACTTGCAATATTTATAAACCCAAACGCACTATCAACATCTGTAGTTGCCTGATTGCCAACGCCAATTGCAGAACACCCTTCTCCGAGAGAAGTATTATTTACTCCAACTGCAATAGACTCTGTATTGCTTGCTACACAACCAACTCCGGCAGCGAACGCATCTGACCCCGTAGCGGCCTGCCCCGTCCCACCTTTAGCGATTGGTAATGGAATTGAAATAGGCATATTAGTTAATATCCGAGTCTATTAGGTTGTAGCTCTCCGTCAACGTTCCGAGATTGTTGCTGACGTTCGCGTTAATGTTGTTGTTCATCCGGCATCCCGCAAGGGAGATTGTAACCGCGCTGCCTGCCGTGATGCTGTTTCCTGTGCCTGTGGCGATTAAAGTGGAGTCGAATATTCTTGCTCCCGCTTCTACATTAAGCGCATTGTTGTTTATTCCCGTGCAGACAAAGCGACAACGGCGTATAGTTCCTGTAAATGTTCCGGCGTATGAATTGTTATTGGTCAACAAGCATTCTGTAAATGTTCCAGTTGCGGTTGCTCCGCTTCTTGAGCCAAACCCATGCCCAGATGTTACAACGCAATTTTCAAATGTTCCACTTGCTGTAAAAAATCCAAAACAATCGCTTGTTCCCGTGCAGCGCCTAAATATTCCAGTTGCATTGAATGAGCCGCCCGGATATCCACCGAACGACTGCGTTGTTGCAGTGCAATCCTCAAATAATCCAGAGGCAAACTCTGTTCCAAATGAATTTGATGTTGCCACACATCTACGAAATGTTCCCGTAGCCTGAGCATTTCCAGCGCCAGCATGTCCAGCAAATGAATCACTTGTTGCTACACAGTCTTCAAATAATCCCGATGAAAAAGAAGACATGCACCCAAATGATGCTGCACCACCAACACACTTGCGATATGTTCCAGCATACTCTGTTGCCCTGCGCATTCCAGAACTGCTATCTCCGCTGAATACGCAGTTCTCGATATACGTAAGATTGAACCGTTCTGTCGCTGTTCCGATGCTTCCCGCAGCATTAACCGTAGAAGGATAAGAAAACGAGTTATCGTCAATCCTCGTGACGGTAAACACCCCGTCCACGCTAGAGTTGCCAGACCCGCTGATGCGAACAGAGTCGCCTGTCTGGAGTCCGTGTCCGTTCGCCGCGATTGTCATCGTTGTTCCGTCTCCAGACCACGTAGTAATCGCTGTGGCTTTAGGGAACGGGAAGTATGCCGCCGTTCTGCCAGCACCCGATCCTGCTGGCGCACCCGTGCGGTCTATTGTAACTCCCTTAATCTTCACGTCGTTCGCGGTCTGATAAATCGTTCCGCTGTCTGAAAGGATGACTTGGCTTGTGATAACAACCTGCTCTGGCGTGTCGGTAAGCCCGATGATGTCTACGAAGTCTGTGTCGAGGTTAAGGCGGGTTGTTCCTAGATCGTATCTGCCGGGGAGGAGGATAACTGTAGCGCGGTTGGTTGCGCTTAATGCGGCTGTATTGGGAGTAAATGCCTTGGCTGCTGCGTAGGCGTTGCGAAGCTCTGCGCCGTTGGTTGTCGCTGAAGCGGAAGGACGGACGATGATGTAGGCTCCTGTGGATAGGTTGCCAGCAGTCGTGTCCATTAAGCGAAGCGGAAGGTCTTTAGACGCAGTTCCAGTAACATGCATTAACCCATTTCCTGATCCGCCGCCCCAAGTAGCAACCAGATTTCCACTAAGGTCATTAATACTAGTTTCTTCTGCGGAAAAAACAAGCGCACCAGCCCAATGAACTCCGCTGCTATACATTCCCAAGTCTCCACCGTTTGCAAAAAACCCTCCGTCCGTAGTAAAATATCCGTTGCTTGGGTTGAACTTCAACTTCGTGCTGGAGCCATAGAGGGTAGTGGCTGTTCCTGCGGATTGGTATGCGAAGACTGGAAAGAAATCTCGGTTGGCTGTTGTGTTGTCGTTTATTGTCGCCGTAAGAGCAGAATTTGCACTGCTGGCGGTTCCTGTAAGCGTCCCCACAATACTCGGTGCAGAAAGCGTATTTGTTGAAGGGTTAAACGTAACCCCGCTTGCAACGCGAATCGTCTCTGCTGATTGGCTAGTGGCATTAGAAACAAATGGAACGTAGTAATCTGCATTCGTCGTTGTTGCGGTTGTTGCTACAGCAGTACTTGTTGTTGCATTTGATGCCGTTCCCGTTACGTTTCCTGTAAGGTTTCCCGTAAAGGATGTCGCCGCAAGATCGCCCGTGGACGGATTAAAAGAAAGCTTGGTAGTAGAAACCTTGGCTGGTTGACCGCTTCCAGCCGCCGCAACAAATACAGGAAAGAATGATGCGTTGGTTGTAGTATCGTTTGCAGCATTGATGTTTACAGCCGCTCCTGTAAGTGAGGTAAGCGTGATGTTAACCTCTGGAGTTTCGATAATAACGTCGTTATTTGATTCTACTGCTTGACCTATTGGAATATCAGAAAGTTCAAACCTGCCGGAAATAATTGTGTTTTTCGTTGATCCTGTAGTCCAATCCAAATACCATTTTTTATTTGAAATCGGGCCAATTGCAGATGTTTCGATATCGGTGAGATTCAGTGATATTAGTCCATTCGGAGCATCGTTCACTGTAACCGTGATTGGCTTAATGTTTTTTGTAGGATATTCTTGTAAAACAATACCAGCCTCAAATGTATATCCAACAAGAGATACGTTGAAATCAAGGTTGCACGAAAAGTCTGCGCCTACGACGCCTTTAATATTCAGAAGACCGGGGACTTGTGTATAGTTAGCCATTTTATCGTCCGGGCCACAAGTTGTTGAACTGCATTGAAACTGGGTCGATATTCAGCGTCCAGCGTGATCCGCCACGAGTTTCTTTTGTCTCGCCGTTAAGAAGTTGAAGAGCCTTCATAAAGAACATCTCCGACCTTTCGAGATCGGCCTCGTCTTCGTATCGCAGGGAAATCAACATGTTCTTCAATGCTCCAAGGTTGGATACAAAAACCTCGTCCGTATCCAGAATGCAGGGAACATAGCGAATCTTGCAAAGAACATCAACATAATCAATTTCCGGCTCGTTCGGAACTGCGTAGCGATGATAGCTCGCCGTAGTTTCTGAATTCTCGTATTCGCCGATTAGCGTTTCTTGTGCGGGATTCGCGTTGTTGACGGCGTAGAGATTGATGGTTCCAGTCGTAATCGGCTTTTGGAACATCGTGAGTTGTCCTTTGAAAACTTGATTGATCGTAATGTCTGGGTTGACCAATGCCGTTGTTAGCGTAACGCTGTTTCCGTTTTGGTCGTTTCCCTTGATAACAACAGACTTTCCTGCATCCGCTAAATTTTCAATCTCAACCTTCAGCTTGTATTCCTCGTATGGAGAATCTTTGAACGTGCAGAATCCATCCCCAAGATCGTCAATAAAGGTTTCGTTAAACCCGTAGCGGGGCCAATACGTCGCGCTCCATAAATCGGTAATCGGAGTAAGATAGGTGAACCACCCGTTGCGAATCCGTATAGGGCCGCTGGCTTCGTCTTTAACCCATTTGGCAGCAAGCGCGGAGATATACTGACGTGGCAACGTAATCATTCCGTCAGGCGAAACAAAGCGAACTGGGAAGATTGTCCCGTTCCACTTCCCGCTGTTAATCAACCTCTCTTGAGCAAGGTTGAGATATGAATTAAATCTGTCTACGCTCGCTTGGTTATCCAGTGAAGGAACGATTGCGGTGTAAAGTTGTTGCCGCGCCTCTCCAAGCGTAATTCTCATTTTAAGATGAAAATGCTCCGCTGCCAAATCCAGTTGCTTTACCGATCCCGCGAGTGTCGGCAACCCCATACTTTGTCCCAACGATGGGTGTTCGTTGACGGAATTGCGAGTATCCGATCTCTTCCTCTTGTGCTTCTCTCTCAAGTTGCCGCCTGAGCGGGGCGAATTTCTTTTCAGCCTCCAACTCGTTTTCAACTTCTTGCATTGCAACAGCGCGACGCAAATCCAATATTTGCTTCATTTGGGGGCTGAGATTTTCCTCTGAATCTTCCCCAAACAATTTGCTGTATGAGGATCGCATTAAGCCCTTTGCTTTATTTTCAGCCTCGACTGTAGCCAATGCACCAGACCGTGACGTCATTCCTGACCTGTAAGTTGTTGGACTCATATTGCGTTATTTATATTTCCAATACAGACTCTTTCAAGCAAATAATCAGGCATCGCAGGATTCTGTCTCCAGCCACGTCAACTGCCCACCAACAGAACCAAGAACAAACGTTCCGCTCCCGCTGGGGGGTGGCAAAAACTTGGGTATTGCTGGGATATCTTTTCCGTTAAGCGAATATTGTTCACCAATAGGAATATATTGTTTTCCAGAATCAAATGACGGCGGAATAAGAATCTGCATGTTATCCACCGTTGCTGTCGTGATGGTTTGCATTATGTATATCTGTTGTCGATTGTTACTGTTGTAGCTGTAACTTTAACAAAACCCCATTTGTATAGCTCCACATTGGAATCAACCAAATAGTTTCCATTGGGGAATTTTGGAGCGTCAACCTCAACTCCATTTATATTTGCCTTTGTTGTTGGAAGTGTTTCTGGCCTTACCCCGTATGTTGGTTGACCAACACCTTTGGTGTCGCTTGGTATTGACCCTATAAATTGCGGAACTATGTTAATCGGCCCGTGTAGTGTCTCTGGGACATTTACAGAGTTTGCAGATACATTTACATCAAAAGCACTGCTGGTTCCAAAAGAACTAGCCGTTCCATTAATTCCTATTGTGCTGCTTGTTGATGATGATTCTGACTTAGACCTTCCCCCAGTAACAACAACGAGGTTTTCGGTTTTAAGCCTTAAATAAGGCCAAGGACTGTATGCTGGGCCACCTCCACCTGAAATTGGTATTGTTGAACTTGGGAAAAGATAGCTAATACTTCCGCTGGTTGGTGTTTCTACTATATCTGGAAGACCAGTATTAAAAATAACAACAGTTGAAAAAGTAATATTAAACCTATCAAGTCCATTTAATGTTGCGCTATAAACACCGGGAATTGAAACAGTTATAGTATTTGAGCTAAAAAATCCAGATACTGTGCAAAATAACGATCCGCCGGAAACAAAATATGAGGTAATTGTTTTTGTAAATATTTGATCTGGAATTCGTTGTTGAACGCCAAACTGAGAAAAATTATTTAACGTTGTTAATAATGATTCTTGCGTTATTCCACCACTTGCTATCTCCATAAAAAAGATATGCTTCTTTCCTTCGATGCTTCCGCTGAATCCTTTTTCTATTTCAAAGTAAATGTCTCCACCAATCGACCAACCGCTTTTACTTGATCCAGAATTTGAGCTACTTACCGAGCCTGTAGACGTGCTGCCGCTTGTGTCAAAACTTGATCCGGCTCCATAGCTCTGCCCAAAATATGGAATTACATTTAACAGCTTGTCTGGTAAACTAATTGGAACCGCCGTTGTAAATTGATAGTATTGTTTCTTGAGGGCTTCTGCTATCTTGTTTCTGTCGTATGTTCTGCTTAAACTTTTCCATTGGTCAATAGGCCTAAATTCCTTTCCAGTTACAGTATTGACTCCAGTATAAGTGCTGGGCGCTACAATCGTTTGATCGTAATAAATGCCAAGCCCAAGTTGTTCGTCATACTCAACTCCAGTAGTCGTAGGCCAAGAGTCAGCAACGATTCTGTTCCTTTGACCTTTATACGTGTCTTCTGCCTTTACGACGTCCTCAAGCGTTGTAAGCGATCCACTAACGCCAGCTAATGGATTATTAATTAAATTCTGCCTAGTAACGGTTGCTGGAACAAGGCCAAGCGGAGAGTCTACCAGCGCCCTAGAACTTACAACTGGGCCGTTCAGCGTCTCATATACGCGGACAACCTTGATGTATTGCGAGTCAAGTTCACCTTCAACCCTCTCTGCCTCTTGCTCTGTGAGTATCGCTCCAGCGAATAGCGGGTCTGGTTCACCGTCTTCCAAAGGTTCATACTCATCCCTTGGAATTATATAGCTGCGAACATACATTGGATGGTCTTTAGAACCTTCGATATACTTAATTGTATAGTTGTAGGTGTCTTGATCTACCCTGTCATTCGCCCAGATGCGCTTTACCCATTGCCCGTCCTCGCTGTTCGGGGCTTGGCTGATTAGCTTGTGGTCTGGGAAACTGCCTTGCACTGAAGCGTGGGGAACGTCATCCCACTTTGTTCCATATTCCAGCGGAACGTATTCTCCCTTCCACGCGTTAACGACCTCTACGATAATCGTGTCTTTGATGACAGGAGTAGGATACGACGAGATGCCCTTACCGGGGGCTGGAGCCATTGCTTTTGTCGTAGGAATCGGATTCATCGCGGAACTATATTGTTAACAAGTCTATCAATCAATGTAATTTCTGGCTGAGTCGCAGCAGCCGCTAACTCTTGGAGCGGAACTTGGGTGGCTGCGTTCCGCTTTGGCGAAGAGTTCTTTTGCGTAGGATTCGTTGTTCTGTCCCTTGCTTATGCAAACCTTGCAAGTCCCGTGGCTTGGTTTGCCGCCATACATTCCAAGGCCGCAGGCGTTGTATTCTTTCGTGCTGGCAGTGATGTGTGGGCAAGTCATGAGACGGAGCCTAGTGTATAGCTTCCAACTGGTGTATTTTGAAACCCAGATTTTTCTCCAGAGCTTGCATCTAATTGAATGCAATCTCCGACTGGGCCAAAATAGTCAAGCCATCCAATAACCCAGAGTGCATCAGTGTTAAATTGTCCAGAATTATATGTCAACGTAACCTTATTTCCGCAAGAATCTAATCCCTCCCACTCGCATAATGATATCCTTGTAACTGCGACATCGCCTCCCGGCGGCCCAGACACCGTATAAGTATCCGCGAATTGGTCTTCTAAACTGAAATAATCAAGCGGATCATTAAATATTGGAGCAAATAAGCATGCTCCATATTGTGATGATTCATTTGCAACTTCCGATCCTTTCCATGTCGGCCCAGAATTTGGCCCCTCATCGTCGTTTGAATAAATTCCAATTCCAACTGTTTCATTATTAGAATCTATTCCTAAAAAATATGTTGTCGGAACGCCGGGCGCTCCGGCTCCAGTTCCGGTTTGAGGAGATGAAAGTTTTGTAAAAACAGTCACTACCGGAGGAACATCACTACTGACTTGAACAACAGTATCAGGCAAATCCTCGTAAGTATATAATCCATCAAACAACGCTTGCGCCGGATACATGCAGCACTCGCCAGCCTCGCAACAAGTGCAACTCACCTTCCCGTTCTTCGTGATAATCTTCCCGTTGGGGTTTAACTTAATCGTCGGCATACCTCAATACCTCTGTATCCAAGACTCCATCTCGTCTACGGTATACGACAATCCCTGCTGAATCAAGTCCGCTCTCAGCATCGCTACGACTAGGTGTTTGTCTTTTGCTTTGTAAATGTGGTTGTTGAACGTGATCTGGTATCCGTTCTTGGGATACTCTGGACTCGCTGAAAAGTGTTTTCCTTTAAAGGTAAACGATACCTCTCCGTAGTTAACGTGCTTCTTGTTCTCTCTCGGGAAATAGCAGTCGTAGGCGTAAAGGCAGCACTCTTGGATCGCGTTGTGCTTTAATCCCTCGCAGATGGCGTTAGGCGAGCTTTGGTTCCCGATAAAGAGGTCTGATGCCTTGATAGCCTGCGCGACGTCATACAGGTCGTTTGTGCGCAAATACTCGACCTTCCCGAACTGCTCGCAGAACGTGTGGTGTTCCTCCGGCAGTCCGATAAAGAGAATATCGTCCTTAAACTTTTCGACTATCTTCCTCCATGGAAAGTATTCACCGTGCCACCTTGCCCCGCGTGAGATGACGATTCTGTTCTTTGCGTCCAGACTTCCAAGTGGAACATCCAGCCAAGGCTGCGTCAAATCCGGCTTTACCATCATCCACCTCGCTACCCGACTGGCGATGTTTTCCCCGTAGCGCATCCCGCCGTTTCGATACGTCGAAATATCGAAGTTAATTTTTTCTCCTTCATGTTTGTGGACAGAGATGCCCGGAGATTCGATTAGCCTCCTGAACGTATCTATCCTATGCAAGATTGGCTTCGTCCAAGGTCTGTCCGCGATAAACAACTTCTTCACCCCATACTCCTTCATCGAGGGAATGGAATAGATTATATCGCCGATACAGCCGGAATGGAATGCGTTCACCTGTCTTATTGTTGAACAAGCGTGGAAGAAAAACAAGTCACTTTTCCTTTCAAAAGATTGTTGCGAAGTTCAAAGAAGTGGTGTTTACTTGCCTTGTCGTGGAAATAGAGAGCCACGACGATAAACATAGCAAGCAACACCGAACAATAAATGTAAGACCCTTCTTTTGGCGTATTCTGGAGATTCCGCAGTTGCTTGCTAAAAATCTCTAACTCTTCAGATGCGCCAAAAGAGGGGTCAATTTATTGTGTATGAGTGTAAAAGTTCTGTCGGAGGTATTCGACAAAAGCCTTACGAGCGGCAATGCGAGGCTTGTGCTTCTCGCGTTGGCTGACTGTGCAAGCGAAGATGGGGCATGCTGGCCTTCGCTGCGGAAACTGAAAAAGAAATCAGGCGTATCTGAAGAAACAGTTCGCAAGTATCTCCACGCTTTTGAGGCAATCGGGCTTATCTCTTCTGAAGAGCGATATGATGTTGGAGGAAGGCGAACATCCAACGTCTATACAATCAACCTCGAAATGCTCGGAAGGGATTCGCCGGAGCATAAAACCTTGTATTCTGTCATACCGAAAAGCAAAAGGCGGGGGAGGGGTAGGTATGAACCAGTTCAGAGGGGGGTAGGTATGAACATGTTCATAGGGGGTAGGTATGAACCAGTTCATAGGGTCTATAATGAACCGTCTATAGAACCGTTATAAAGAACCGTCATGTTGCTTTTGTTGTTTTGAAAGGATAATCGCATGGGATACACAAATAAGATCGGCAGGAGAGATCGCCGAAAGATAAAAAAGATCGGCAAATTCAAGATGACTCGCTGGGAGTATCGCAATGAGTATCTGAAGTCGCCGGAGTGGCAGGCACTACGCGAATCGTTTTTGAGGTCGCATAGCGGACTTTGCGAACGATGCGGAAAGCCCGGCTGCGATGTTCACCACACAGCATACAAGTTCAAAGAAACCGAGTGGGAACAGAAACAGCGATTGATGCTTCTTTGCAGAAGCTGTCACAACACGGTTCACAAAGCGATAAACTGCAAACTCCTTTGGTTTCCGCACCACAAAGAGGATGTTATTGCGCTGACAGATGATGCTCTAAAGAGGCGATTGAGTAGATCGAAAAAGAAAGAACTTGTTCCAATGATGCTGATTAGCAACATCGTTAAGAACGGAACTTCGCATGGTATCTGCTTGGCGTGTGCCAAGCTAAAGATAACACAAAGCACGTTTTGCTCGATTCCAGCAAACCTAAAGGCGACTCAAGCACAGATTGATTACTTGCGATGGGTGGAAAAGACAAGGCCGACCAAAGACGGCTGGAAATACAAGAACAACAAAAAACAAACCAAGAAGAGTGCGAAAGAAAAAGAAAAGCTACGCAAACTAAAGATAAGCCTCGGATTACGAAGTGCTAATGTTCAAGAAGACCTTTGCCCGTTTTGATGCAAAGCGTATGACGTTTGACAAAAATGTATACACTTTGGAAAATCTATTAACAAAACATGCGATACGAAGAATACGCTTTAAGCATTGCCGAGACGGTAGCGCAGAAGAGCAAAGACCCTTGGAGGAAGGTGGGTGCCTGTATCCTGCGGCACGACAACTCGATTGCTTCTGTAGGGTATAACGGGTTTCCGGCAGGTATGACTGAGGATTGGTCAGACCGCGAGGAAAGGAGGCTGTTCGTCGTGCATGCCGAGCAGAATGCTCTGCGATATATCAGACCTGAAGAGTGCGGGCTAATCGCCGTTACGACGCTACCCTGCAATGATTGCCTGAAAGCGATTGCCTCCTACGGCATCAAGCGAATCGTTTACCGCGATTGTTACGAACGAGATTCTTCCAGCGAGCGGATTGCCGAGAAGTTCGGCATCGAACTAATCCAACTTCCTACTGCGAGTTGAGAGACTGAAACGTTTTGTTCTTCAGCTTCTTTTTAGCGAGACGCTTGTCGTAGATGCTGCGATAATTATCCGTATATTTCGGGATATCCTTTTTAGGCGGATAGTTCTCGTAGTCTGATTTGGAAGATTTCTTTTTCATGCCAGCGATCCCATCTGAGTTCCGTAAGGCGATGACAAAATACGCGGGTCTTTTGCAAGTGCTTTTTTCTTTTCCCTGTCTGCGAGCATTTTCTTATACTCGTCCAAACGAGATGTCTTGGCGGTTCCAAGCCTTCTTTCTCCGTCCTTATCTACAACCTGCGCTTCATCGTCTTCTTCTTCGATGCCCCTGCGGCGACGCTTAGAGTATTGGCCCGAATATTCTCCCCCTTGCGACAAGGGTTTCTGCCCCCGAGACATTCTGCGCTCGTTAACTCGGGCAAGTTGCCCTTCTGTCCAACCGTATGCCATTAGCGATCAAATCCTGTTCCTTGCGATCCCATTTTGAATCCACGAGCGCGTTCTGCGGCTTCGCGCTGATCAGCGGTAGCCCTTTCTCCTTGAATTCGCCCCTGCATAAATGGATCGCTCATTGCTTTTTTGCGTTCTTCTTCAGTCATCCTATCCCATCTGTTCCCATACATTCTGCGATAAGCCTGACCGATGTAACTGTTTTCCATCATAATTTTAACTTTCTATTGTTTGCCGATAAACTATACTACCTCCGGTATGAGTAAAGAAAAACTTTTCGCGCTATATCTTGCGAAGAATCCCGGCTTCGACAGCGAGACGATTACGTTCACGCAAGAAGGTCTGAAGAAGTTCTTCAACACAACCTACGACGCGGCCTACAAGCAAGGGTTCAATCAACAGCCCGACACCGACGAATACGAGGAAGAAGATTTTTCGCCTGCGTATTCGGCTAATACAGCGAGCGTTGACGAGCTTCTCGGAATGTTCGGTATGCGGAGATAGTTGACGAGGTGCCCAGCATTTCGTATGCTCTTCTTCGATGAACACCAACCTACCCGCCGATCTGGCGTCGGAGCAGGGATTCCTATGCTCCGTCATTACAAACCCGAAGATAATCGACAAGTCCGTTGACCGCGTAACCGAAGAGCATTTCACTTCCTTCGGCAACCGCGAAATCTGGAAGGCTACGTTAGCCCTGTGGCAAGAAAGGCGGGCCGTAGACCCGATTACTGTAGCAGGAAGTCTTGAGAAGGCTGGCGTATTTGAAGAAGCTGGGGGGAAAGAGTATTTAACCCAAACCGTAGAGTATTGCCTTACGCCTTCGCATTGGAAAGAATACCTGCAAAATATCCACGAGTGCTTTGTTCGTAGAAAGATACACGCCGCAGCACAGAAGATGATCGAAGGTGCGCTCGACAAAGGAAAGAAGATCGAAGAACTGCAAGAGAATGCGAGTAAGGATATTGTCTCGCTAAGTGCGACAAATGCCGAGAACCGTCACATATCGGCGGTTCTGAGCAATTGTATTACGAGGTGGGAGGAGGCAGCAAACTCTGGAGGTGCGGTTAATCGCGGGCACGAGTCTGGGATCAGCAGGTGGGATCACGCGACCAGAGGATTCAGACCAAGAACCCTGCACGTTATTGCGGGTGCGGCTAAAGCAGGCAAGACTACTTCTGCCTTGCAGATGGTAACGAATCCAGCTTTCGAGAAAAACGTTCCTATTGCCTTGATCTCGATGGAGATGGGCGCGGAAGAACTGCTCGACAAGTATATCGCGCAGAAAGCCAAGGTGAATATCTCCGATCTACTGGACGGAAGGCTGGATCATGGAGCGCACGAGAGGATGTCACAAGTTATCGCTAAATCTTCCAAACTACCAATTTACATCGCAGACGAGGCGTGTATGACAGTGACGCAATTCAAGGCGAGATGCAGGAGGCTCGTGTCCGAGAACAAGGTAGAGATCATCATGGTCGACTACGCCCAGTTGATGGAGGCATCCGGCGATCCCAAGAATAGAGAGCGCGAGGTGGCAGAGGTAAGCAGAACGGCGAAGATTCTCGCCAAAGAACTGAATGTCTGTATTGTCCTTCTGGCCCAGCTAAACGACAACGGAGCCGTCCGCGAGTCGAGGACATTCTACATGGACTGCGACTCTTTTACAAAAGTCCACAAAGACGAGGAGAATACAGACCCGTATGCTTATTGTCTAACAATAACCCACAACCGACACGGAGCTACAACAATGGTTCCCGTCAGGTTCGTGAAGTCCCAAGCCAGATTTGAGGAGGCCAGTTATGAATAGAATAGAAGAAACGCTGGCGATGATGGAGCTTGTATATCGCTGTGAGACACTTGAAAGGGAAAGAGACGAGTGGAGAGAGTGCTGCGAGAGGATGCTTTGGTCTGCACCAGCGGCGTTTGCAAACAATATCGAGTGGCTTAAAGCCATGCTTCTCGCAAAGAAACTTATAGAAAAACAACTTGCTACAAGAAAAGTAAATGCGATTCTAGAAGAGAAGAAAACTGATCTTTGAAACATTTTAGGACAATTCCGAACGGTTCGATGCGCGTCTCCAAGGCGCGGGCATAACCGAAGAGGATAAAGTCCACCCCGTTCCTATGCCGGACGATGCAAATGCCGACTGCCCAAAATTGAGGACAGGGCTATGCAAAGCGTGATGCGGCAACGCTTCTGGATTCTGGAAGAGCATCACGGCGGGGAAAAGAATTTGCGGTGGAGCATTGAGGGCGGCACGCTAATTGGTCGTAGCTCTAGGGAGGTAGAACGGCATCCGCATGGTTGACCACTACCCTTACTTGGCGCATTCGTGCGTTATTTTCCAAGGAAAAGCATAGAGCAGCCGAGCGACCTGAACTCCACCGCACCACTTTTTGTTTAGAAATCGCTGTATAGTTCAAGCAAAACTTGAGTTGCAGCGTAAATACCAAACATATTGCGCTAGACGAGAAATAAGGTAAGATAGATCGCGTGACCGCAGAAGAAACAATCTCCAAGTTCAAGCAAGCCTACGAAGAGGCAATCGAAGAGAACAAGCTCCTGCACGACGAGGCGGTAGAAATGGCGCAGGAGATCGAGGAGTTGGAGCAAGAGTTGCAACTCGCGGAGTCCGACATGCAGATCATCCTCTCGGAGATGGGGCGTCAGGGACTGGATATGCAGTTCGTTTCGCGGTTAAGGAAGGTAGTCGAGGAATGAAAAAAGCGGCAAAATCTGCCCACCAGAGTCATACCCCCGAAGAGGGTGATTCAAATATCATACCCGAAAGCGAAAGTGCTGTAGAGACATTCCTCCAAATTATCGGTATGATTAAGCCGCATAAAACAGAGATCAACCTGATTTTCGAGCAGGACTTCCTCTACGAACTCGCGGAAGAAGTCAAAGAACTCGCGGAGTCCTCCAGAGCAATCCTCCGCTAGGAACACACAGGTATATCAGGGATACCAAAAGCGAACCCTACACCGAACGGGTATAGAGTCGCAGAGAAGGGTAGGAATAGCAGTAGATCGGGTATACAGAAAAGCTTCGTAAAAGCCCGCTATTCGCGTTAGGGTAGCCAAACCGAGCAAAGTATCGGAAAGAAGAAGAAAACTCGCTGTAGAGGCTATAAACGCAAAAGAGAGGCTGGCTATACAGTGGGAGAGAGTCGTGTTTCGATAGGCAACAAATACACGAGTGGTGTCGCTATACAAGCAACGTAGTGAGTAACAAATAGTTAGGCGTATAGTATAGGCATAGATGTAGAGTTTGTGTAGAGATAATTTTTAATTTTTAATTTTGATTCGGGAATTTAAATTTTGATTTTCCCCTAGGTCGTTTTTTTACCCTGCGGCGCCGTGCCAAGTCCCCCTCCCCCTACCACGGGTGGCGTGTGGTGTGCTGCTGCCGCTCCGTCACTCCGCCCGCCGCTCTACCCTACCGCCCGCCCCGCTTGGCATGGTGCGGTGCCTCTCATGTGGTGCGGTGTGCGGTGCGGTGCCTGCCATGCTTGGCCTTGTGTGGTGCGCTGCCAGTCTCAACAATAGCGGCTGCCTTACCTTGTGCGATGGGCCGCGCTTGCCTAACCCGTTGATGCTGTGTCGCGCTACACTATAACATGATATAAACAGCAATAGTCGATAGCTGAACATTGCGCGAGGATGCCCGTAGAATGCGCGAAACGATTGGCAAGGGGTAGCATAGCGGGGCAAATTGCGATGCAATAGCGGGGCGATTAGCGCGAAGGAATAGGCAATGCGAGATGCTGGCCTGATATCACCGGAGCGAATCACCTTGCGCGAAGGTTGGCATGAAAGATGCTGCGCATTTCCGCAAGGCTATGCAAAAGCGCAACTTGCAAAAGGCATGGCAAGAATTGCACGGAAAGCGGCAACCTTTGCCGGGTAAATCCTGCCTACCGGAAGAAATTGCCATTTCGGAAAGGTGTTGCGTTTGCGGAGCTTATGGCTTGGCATGGGAGATGCTGCGCAATTTCGTTGCGTAAGTGCTTGAAATTGCACCTTGCCATTGCCTTGGCAACACTTGGCATGGCGAATGCTATGTATTTTGCCAAGCGGGGGAACCCGTCAAACACCAAACCAAACCAAACCAATGATCATCGAAACCAAAGAACAGTTCGCAATATTCAGAATCCTTCAGCTTCGCGCCGCTCTCCGTTTGGAGTGTGCGGGAATGCGTCATTCAAGCGGAAGATCGGTTGCCAAGCTAATCAAGCAACAGTACGGATTTAAGGGGAGCAAGCAAGCCATACTGGAACAGCTTTGCGCACATATCGAAGCTATCAAGGCGGGGGAGGCTACCGCTTAACCTTTCGGCGGGGGTTCTATCCCCTCGCCACCTAACCAATCAAAAATATGACAACCGAACAGATTCTTGAAATTTACCCCGGTCCGTGGAAGGTAGAAACGAAAATAAAAAAAGACCGTGCTTGGGTAATTTTAACAGACTACAACGGGAACGACATTGCGGAGATTTATGGCGAAAAGGTTTCAGAAGCGCAAGCCCTCGCCACCTTGCTTTGCAAGCTCCCAGATGCCGTCACTCTCTCAACAATCTGAACCATGCGCACTTTCACTATCCACAAACAGAAACCTATTATGAAACTTGCAAACAGGATCGAAATCTACACGCAACCGGAGGAAATTCCGGTTCGCGGAAATGCGCTGGCATCCGGTGACGATGCGGCGCTCTAATTTGTTCCCCCCGGAACGCCTAACTTAAACCAATAGATAAATACATAATGAACCGCATCACTAAAAAAACACTTCAGGCCCGAATCGATACCATCAACTCTATCCTTGGCCTTCCGGCTACGCCTTACACCTTGCAAGAGGACGGGACGCGAGCTGTAAATCAAGGCGTCTTTATTCTTACCATGGCATATGGAGGATACGGCGTTGGAAAGATGAGCGAAGAGGGCGGGACATGGAGCGAAATCTGGAATGGTCACATATCGGCGCGTGATGCTTATGAGCGCATTTCCGCATTCATTCGCGGCCTCACATTCAAGACAACATGACAACGCCAAAAATTGACGCCGCAAAACATTTCGACCTGCACAAAAGCCTCATCCGCCTATCCGCATTACGCCTTGCCTTGGGTGAGGCACAAAAGCGGGAGGAATTCATAGACTGGCGCAAACTGGATCGCATTCTCGACAAGTGGCGGTTGCGGGACGCCTTCGCATTCTACTCCGCGCGGCCCGAAATGTTCTAACCTAACCCGGTGCGGGTTCCATCCCTCGCCTTTTATTGTCAAACAAGCAAACCAAAAAACGAACACAACACAAACAACTAAGGAGACTAAAGAAAAAATGAACACAACACAACACATTACCCGTAGCGAAGGGATGCGATCCCGCTGCACTTGCGAGCATTGCAGAGAATCACGGCGGATTCGTTTAAATGATTCCGCCCCCGATATGTTCGACGCCCTTCAAGCTGTCTGCGATGCCTACGGGGAACAGGATTCGCTACTAATGGCGCAAGTCAAAGCGGCACTTGATAAAGCGAAAGGAGGCGCTAAATGAAACCGCACAAAACACCGGAATGGATTCTTCAGACTAAATCAATCCGCCAAACACGGGAACGCAACGCAACTATACTTGTCGCGCTTTGCATCCTCACAATCTCATTCGCAATCGTCGCACTCATCGCAAAATGATTCACTTACACACACAAAACAAGAAGCTGACATTCGACACGCGAGCGGAAGCAGAAGCGTTCGCGGATTCGGAAGGGCTGGACGAAAACCTTTGCATTCTTCACGGGGACGGGCGTGTCCTGTCCTTCCGTAGAAAAGGGGACTCAAAGTTCACCACGATCACGAAAAGGGAGGGAGAATGAAACCGCCAAGCGCAACGATTCATCAACTGCGGGCGATTCTCAAACTCAAAAAGCGGGTCGGGTTGCCTGCTGGCTACCTGTGGGAACTAAACAAAGCAGAAGCGGAGCGGGTCCTCCTGCTCCTGCGAATCCAAGCGAGACGAATAGCCAGATAGTCTAAGACTCCTCCAGCAACAAAGGCTCTCCGTTCTTCGGGATGGAGAGCCTTTCGCTTACAAGCTGGATTGCGATGTTCGTCTTGTTCTCCTCGTCGTTCAACTCCCCGGCTGCACGCATATCAAGTTCAATCGCCTTGAGTTTATCGGAGACTCGCGGCCCTTGCAGGGTTCTCCGTCCTTCCCCGTCCACCGAAAGCGCGACATAGGGTTTCGTTTCGTCAATCTCGTTGGGCTTGGCGCGGACTAACTCGGCGAGCATGGAACGCTTCTCAAGAATCGACATGACATTGTTAGCCCAAGCGGACTCGCGGAGTGTCTGCATATACTGCTGGACTCTGGGGCGTTCGCTGATTTTCTTTCCACGGAGATAGGAATAGCGAGGGCAGCCAGAAGGTTTATAACCGGACTCGTTGTAGGCTTTCGCATAAGACATTCCAGCAACTAAATTGCGGGCAAAGGCCGTCTCGTAAGGCGTAAGCTCGTTCTCAAATCCTTTTTTTCGGCGTGGCATATTATTCGCAGGAGTAAATCTGGTTGTTCAATTTCAATTTCGGCAGCGGAATATCGGAAACAATAAAAGAACGATCCACAAATGCAACTCTGTTAGTTGGTTGGATTGTCAGCCTGTCGTTGTCGAGGCGGATGAAGAAAAACTCTTTGTCTTGTTCGGGGGTCATCGAATAGCCATCGAGAATATGCGCCGCGCTGAATAGATATTCCCCTCCGTAAATCTTGCCGTCGATCAGCACGGAGACTCGGAGGCCGGAGAGATGATCGTTTTCCAATAATGTGAACTCGAAAGCGTAGCAGTTCCAAAGTTGCGCCTGCGAAATTGTCCAACGCGTGTCGTTCTCGGGGGAGAAGGAGACTAAATGCGGCGGGATGTTGCGATATAGTGCCCCGCCTTCGCGCAGAATGACGTTAATTCCCCACGTTCTTGCTGGAATGGCAGTCACCCCTACCCAACAGACTTCGACCAATCCTCGTGGCTCCTCGTGCGTAAACGAGCTATCAATATAAATGTATTGATGCCTTGGTAGATGACCGATCTTTGTGAACATTACTTGGAATCGTATTCTTGTCCGTCGTTAAAGTGATCTATTCCAAAGTGTAGCGTGAGCCAAACGAACGGCTTTCCAGTATCCTCGTCCACGCCCTCTCGGAATCGTGCCGTGAACCCGCCGCCAGCGGAACCTTCGTGCTTCACCGCATTCTTGAGGTGACTACGGGCGTTCTTCTTAATCTCCCATAGTTCGGGGACTGCCTTCGGGTTTTCGGCTGTTGCCCATGTCCACTTGAGCGCGGTCATTATCTGATGGACTTTCTCAAACTCGAAATCGTCCATGATATTGTCGATCTGTTCTTGAATTGCTTCTTGCCTCGTCACAGGTTCCTCCTCGCCTTGATCTTGCGATACTCCAAAATCAAATCCTTGCCCGTCTGCGGAGAATGCTCCTGCAAAAATGCGGCGAATCGCTCGTTCATCTTCACAAGTTCAAAGACAGTCCCGCGAAGGTTGTATTCCCTCTCTTCGCTCTTGCCCAAGAGTTTGCACTGCTCGTTTAGTTCTGTCTGAAGGGAACGAATCTCGTCCTCCTCTTCCATGAGGATCATCGGTAGGAGGCAGCTTTCGCTGCGATCTTCTTGGGTTGCTTGACGAATTGTTTGCCCGCGCGATTGCCTTTAGCCTTCGCTCGGTTCGTAGCTGCTTTCTCTGAGGGACTAAGGGATTTCCACGCAGCCTTAGGGAGATAACGTTTCTTGCCCTTGGATGGCGACCCGTCAGAGGTTGTCCACTCCTGTTCCGTCCATCGCTTGAGAGATTGTTGCGGAGCTTTCAATTTTTGTATCCTCCTCCAGCCTTTTTGTATTGAGAAGCAAGTAGTTGTGCCTTCCTCGCACTCCACTCTCCGGGGTCGCCGCCTTTAGTTCCAGCCTTGATCTTGTTGAACAAGCGTTTCCTCATCGTTGGCTTGGTGTAGTTCCCAGCCGCGTTGACTTTGCTTTTTGCTTTCAAGGGACTATTTCTTTTTGACTCCAGCCGACCTGAGCGCGATGGCTACTGCTTGGCGACGGCTCTTGACGATTGGTGCCTTTTTCGGCCCCTTCGGGTTGACTCCGCCGTGCAGTTTACCTGCCTTGTATTCCCGCATGACGGTGGCGATTTTGTTTTGTTGTCCTTTTTTTGTTGTGGGCTTTTTCATATTAAGCGAAGTATTTGTTGCACATTCCTGCAATGTTGTTGATGTTTTCAAGGTGGAGTTTAGCCACCTTCTTTGGTTGTTTACGCTCCATACGAAGCGCAAAGTTCATGTCTTCAAGATACTTGATGCGTCGCTTAAGCGATTCAACTGTATCTGTCATCTGCTGCATGGTTTTTATTGCACTCATTTTGTGTTCTCCTTGTCTTCTTGTTCTACGAATTCTATCTCTGAATAGCCGTCTGCTATACGCCATCCTACGTATATAAGCGCAAGGCATACGAGCGTCAGCCAGATGGGAAGCCACTGAATAGCGGCGAACAGGATGACTCCAGAGCCGCCGAATATGGAGACTAAGGCGAAGATCGCCAACGCCACATCTCCCCACGTTACTTCTTCGGGCCGCATATAATCTGTTCCATCCCTTCTGTTAGTGTTGCGAAGTATGTCGGCTCGTGCTTGGTGTCCATCAACTTCTCCAGCGCACGGACGAGGACTGCGCCGAGCTTGAGAATCTCGCGTGTCTCTTCGATACTCTTGACTGTTGACTCGCCAAAGTTTGTGCCAATCTCGTTCTCGTTCTTGTCCACGATGATCGCCCCGTTCTTTGCGAGAATGTCTTCGCACTCTTGAGCGAGGTCGAGCAGGTGGTTCCAGCGTTCGTTAAAGTATTTCATTGTAATTCGATTTTGCAGGAGACTACGGGCGTTGGCTTGAGTTGCTTGACTTCTTGCACGATAACAAGTTGGCTAGACCAATCTGTATTCTCTCCGAGTTCGATTGAATCGCTGCAAGAGAACGTCTCTAAGCAATCTTCTGCGATCCATTTCTCTGCCGCTGCGACGGAATCAAACGGCCCCGTTGCCTCACGGCGTTGCTCGGAACAACATCCGTATTCCAAGTCTATTACCCAGTATTTGTTTTTCATTTGATTATTTTCTCCAGAATTTCATTGGTTTGTTCGTCAAAGGTTTCTTCCTTCGCCATATCCGTGAGGAACTCGCGGAGTATGCCTTGGGTTTTGTCGGACAACTGGTGGAAACTTTTCACCAGTGCGACAGCGAAGTGGAACGAGGCTTGCCCTGCGTTACACATCGCACACTTAGTAGCGATAATCAGAAGCTCTTCTGCGCCTCCGAATTCTTTAATCCAAGCGGTTGATGATTTATCCAGCTTTTGCAGAGGCTCTTTGCCTTTCAGCATGCGGACGTGTGACCGAGCTTCGGCGCATGTCCAGCTTTCTCTACGCGCTTGATCTATCAGCGACTTGATCTGCTCGTTGTTTGTAGCTTCGTCCTCGCTGAACTTTGCGGTGGCGATCTCGACTGCTACTGTCGGGCTGATCTCGTGGCGCTGGTGTAATGGGATTCGCTGGGCTGTCCGGTGCCAGTTGGACACAGCAGAGTAGGACATCTTGAGACTGGCTGCGATCTGATAAACAACGTTCTCGTGCCCGAGGCGGATGAGGTTGCTGATTCCATCACCAGCAAGCCACATTCCCTTTGAAGACATGTCCACGCCCATACCAATAGCTGCGGCGTAGTCTTCAGGTGTAGGGATTGTCCCCTGCTTTGGGCGGAACTGCGTCATGAACTCACCGAAGTCGAAGCGTTCGGAGAGGCGCGAGTAACTGTTATCGAGTCGAGAGGTAAGCGCGGACTCAAGGATGGACTGCTCCGTGCCCTCTGCTTGTTTAACAAGTTCGACTGGTAGTTCTTCCAACTCGCCATCGGAGTATTTGATTAAGGCGCATGCTTCTTCAAGCAGCGCCCAGTGATTTTTCGGGGAGTCCTCGTCAATTTCATCCTCCCGCTCACAGCAAGCGATGAGTTTTAGAGCCGTTTTGATATCTGCCTTGTGCTTTATAGCAAGCATTTCGGCGAACTGCTGGCGAGATACCTCGCCTGTCGGGAGCTTAAAGGTGGCCCGTAACCTTGGTGTTTGTGTGTTCATCGAATTTCGTTGTAGCAAATGACGTGCCAAGTTCTATCCCACGTTAATGTCACGCTCGTAGCCCTCCTTCTCTGCGCGGCCCTCAAGTGTGCAAATGATCTCGGATGAGAAACTTCTGCGATTCTCGGCGCAGGCTCGCTGGTAATGTTTGTATAGGGCGACTGGCATTTGGAACCCTACGTAGTGGGTAGGTTCTTGTAGCTTCTTAGCCACAGAGGTGTTTCTTTTTTTCACTGGCATGATTCGCACTCCTCGTCCAAGTTGCATTGCGGCGTGATAACTTCGCTTGGGATATCGTCATCTTCCGCAAACTTGGGCTTTGCCTCAGGAACATTTGTCCCAGAGTCTTTTTCTTTTAAAAGGTTCTCGTTTATCTCCATAATCTTATATGAATAAGTTCCGGCTGGAATAGTATGAACCCAGAACTGGGCCTCGCCGTGGGTAGAGAACCACTTTCCGTATGTCCACTCCGTCGAGTTGACGGGCTTTGCGAGTAACAAGTATCCCATATCTGATGTGCGGGACGGGATTAGGGGAGTCTCCCGCCCCGCTTGCCCCTCAGAAATCGTTGTCCGAATCGACTCGCTGTCCGTTCACGACAACTTTCGCCTCGCTAATCTTGAGCGAAAGGAATGTCGCGCCTTTCTGGCTGGTCTTCTTCCAGCCAGCGAGTGCGTAGTCTTTGCCGTCAACGTTGATGTTGCCGTCGTAGTCTGGTTGCTTCTCGTTCTTCTTGTTCTTCTTAACGAAGAGAACACCGCGATTTGTTTGGTCGAATGCCATTGTATTTGTTAGGGTTGTGCAACCGCACGATAGGCGATCACGTCTTGTTTGATTTTGGCGATCCCATCCGCGAGGAATGCCGCCGAGGTTGTGTCTGACATGCGGAAGAAGTCGTTGGCTTTGGCAGGAACACGCTCGTCCTTCTGCCATTTGCTCGTTGCGAGGAACTCGTCTGGAGTAATGTCCTCCTGTATTAGCTGCTCGAAAAGTGCCTTGTGGTTCTCGCCGTTGAAGCGTTTGCCTGTAGCTTCTTTAGCTGGGGCTTCCGCTGTCTCTACCTTCGGGGCGGGTTTGGACGATTCTACGGGCTTTGTAGGCGCAGCATTAGGCTTTCCTTGGGGGCGTCCCATTGCCGCTTCTCCGTCATC